ATGAGCTACGAGCGGGATATTATTGCACTCACGGAAGACATTGAGAACGCTGTCTTCAAGGCCGCTAACGCTGACCAGATCACTAAGCGCCGTGAGGCGGGGTTGGTTGAGCTTCAGAACAAGTTTAAGCCTGGCACTAAGGTCATCAAGCACAGTGAGAGTATATGGAATGGAAAGCGTGTTAAGACTTCAGCCAGGGGCGAGGTTATTCAGGTCCATAAGCAGCACACACCAGATGGGTCGCCGCTGATCTCTGTTCTGTTTGGATATGGAAGAGGTCTTGTATGGCCTGAAGATCTAGAGATCGTCAACGAGGCTGGACCAGTGTTTAAGGCCGCGTCATCAGAAGAAGCTGAGAAGCGCAAAGAAGCACACACTAGGAAGCTCACTGACGATACGGTTATTTCAATTTATGTGACCATGGAGCTAGGGGGAAACGTTATATTTAAAGAGGCTCTTGGCGTAACAGACTACAACAAGTACAAACAGCACTTTAACAACGATGACGTGTACAAGTCCGCGAAGGTTCTGGAATATGTAAAAGCTAGGGCTGTTAAAGAGTGTCAGCTGTATAAAGCGAATGTAGAAGTTCAGAGGGTAGCATTTAATGAATCCTATAGCTACTCGTCTGTGTCATGCAACGTATGGTTCTCTATAAGGCTCCGAGGGCCAGTTGGCGAGCTTAAGAAGGTTGCTGGTGAAGACAAGGATCTACAGCTTGATTGGAGATACATCGAGGATCATATTCTAGAGTCTAACGTATTCAAGGCAGCAAGTCGCGAGGATGCTAGGAAGAGAAGCAACACGGAGTATGAGAAGATCGTAGCTAAGTTCAAGCCGGGGACGAAGGTTGAGTACAACGACTATTACGGTTCGAATCCTGATAGATATAGAGTTCTAACTGGAATAGTTGATAGGGTTCGTAATATGCGCCCGCCGCTTCCGAATCTTACAGGGTTTGACGCGATCGTGGACGTGTACTTCGCAAACATTAAGAGAATGTACAACTTGCCACCTGAGCATTTAACGATTGTTGAGTCAGTGCGCGAGGCTAAGCCAGTCTTCAGAGCTGCTAGTCCGGAAGAAGTGATGGCCCGTAAGCCACAGCCGAAGATGGTGAAGTACCAGATACCTCTCTACACGTTTGACCAGCTCGATGGCAAGGCGAAGGATGCTGCTAGGAACTGGATGTATGAGCGTGGGTACTCAGATGTCGACTGGGATATGACTAAAGATGATGCTAAGCAGGTGGGGGTGGATCTTCACGGAAGAGATAGTGATAGAAGTCCCATGAAGGGTGAGTTTATGTGGGAGCCAGACGAAGTTGCTAAAAAGATTCTTGTAAACCATGGTAAGGACTGTGGCACCTACAAAGCGGCTAAGGAGTTCATCGCCGACGCTAGAAAAGCTCGTGGTGACGAAGATATGTTTGAAGAGATCACTCGTGTGTTTCTAGAGAAAGTCCTTGAGGACTACAGGAGATTACTCATAGAAGACGAAACGTACCACGCAAGTGATGAGCATCTTGAAGAGATGGCTGAAGCAAATCACTTACTATTCACAGAGAGTGGTAAGGCTTTCAGGCCGGACTCCGGCTGGACTATGATCGAGCGGAAGCTTAAGGAAGCCGGTGAGCCCGTGTTCAGGGCAGCGAGCCGAGAAGACGTTAAGGCTCGCAGGAGATCCGCGGCGCCTGTGTATGTGGTGTTTGACGTTAACATGGTTCCGATAATATTCGACAACGAGACTGAGGCGCTTGAGTGTGCGAAGTCTCTCAAGCCGCGTTCAACACCAGGTGGAATGAGGGTAGAAGTCTGTGCTTATGAAGTACTTCCAGGACCTAAGATTGGCCAGAAGGTTAGACAGATCTATGGGCCACCTAACCAGCTAAGACTGTCATTCATTAAGCAAGCAGCGAGCGGACACTACTAAATGAGCTTAGAAAACGACATCACAACCGTAAAGATGATGGTTGAGACTAATGATGCTTTTATGGATCACCCAGATCCTAGTGGACTTGGGCATGCGGCAAATGATCCTAGAAACTGTAAGCTTGTTTGGTGGTATGACCCAAGGTCTGCTGAGTTTGTAAAATCGCGAGATCCTAAGCATCTTCATGTACTTGATGTTAGCCGTAACGTTATAAAAGACTATCAGCATTGGGTTCGGGGGCGTGTGTTTCAGTATCAAGGTAAAGGATATCTGGTTGTTTATTTTCCTGAGAAGAAGCACTTATTAAGTCATCAACTGGTAGATATTTTGGATAAGGCAATGAATAGCGTCGATATTCAAATAGATAAAGTCATTGATGATAATGGTCGTGATTTGCATGATATGCTCGAGTCTCTAAACGTTTATACGCTAGAGCACTCTTCTCTTGGAGCATGGAAGATAAATGCGAGTGGATCTGTCATAGAGGTAGCTGTTTAATGAGCCTAGAAAACGACATCACCAATCTGAAAAAGATAATGGACCAGCGGGGCCCTGGTGTCCGCTCGACTCAGCGTGTCTTAGGTGAGAAGAAGCTAAACGAGCTCGCGTGCGTCAAGTGTGGCAAGCATAACGTAGACATCATGGGTAAGAAGTATAAGGACGAGGAGCTTTGTCCGGACTGTGCAGCTTTGAATAGGACGATGGCAGAGCCTAAGGTTGAGGAAGCTGAGCATGTCTTTAAGGCTGCGTCCCCCGAAGATGTAGACAGGCGTCGTGCTCCGCGTCAGCTTAAGATCAGAGCTCGTAGAGCCAAAGACACTGTGGAAGACAGAGTGCTTGGGATGGAGCCGGAAGACATTGATCCGCTACTTTCTATGTGGTTTGACGAGTGGGGTATGGACGTAGAGGGCGAGAACGGGGAAGAAGTAGATGAGGAGAGCCCGGCCGCTAGGAACAAGTATGTATTCCTACCGTTCATCAGGGACGCCAAGACAGTGCTGAAGATAGACCTTACTCCTCTAGTGAAGAGGTACCTGTCTCTTGATGAGAAGGACAGGGCTGAAGTTATGTTCTGTCAATCGGCAGCTGCCAGGATCGCTAAGGCTGGGTTCTACGTGTACGACAGCGACTCTCGCTTTGAGGTGTATGCACCAGAAGATATGGTGGACGTTGACTACGACGAAGACGAGCTTGACGAAGCCCAAAAGCCAGTGTTCAAGGCCGCGGGCAGGCAGGAACTTAAACGTCGCGAGAAGCTCCAGGGCCCCATGAAGACTATTAAGGCGCCTATTGTTAAGAATGAAGAAGGTGACTTCCCCGAAGAAGAGCTTGTTAGCATTGAGTGCCCGCACTGTGGGAGCCTGGAAGATCATCCGGCTGAAGAGCGGAGATGGCTTACGCAGCACTTCGACTTTTTAAATGTTGAGCAGGGTCGCGACGGTCACGAGTACACGTATTACAGGTGTCAGGACTGCGGTAAAGACTTCAGGATTAAAGACATGTTTGAGTCTAAGATAAACGAAGCCGAACCCATATTTAAAGCCGCGAGTCAGGATCAGATTGCGAAGAGACTCCAGATAAGTCCAGAACGAACTAGAGTACTTCAGCAGTATGTTGCTGCAAGATTTCCTAATTCCGGTCCTTACTACCAAGGTGATTGGGCTGCAAGGTTTAAGGAGGGTATGGAGTGGCAGATGTCGGACAACGACGGGAGAGCTCTTCTTCAGAAGCTTGGTCCGAACATTTACCCTAAGGACATTGACGCGTTCTTTACAGTTAACGAAGCCGGGCAGGTGTTCAAAGCTGCCGGCCCGGAAGAGATTGCTAAGAGGCCGCATAAGACTTTTAAGGTTATTTACAAGGGGGACCGGGAGAACCCTGATGACTACGACAACTTTACGTTAGACAAGACTTATGATGCCTTCGAATGCCATGAGGCGGATTTGAGCCTTGATCCTGTTTACAAAGGTGATGATCCAGATGCATTCATTAAGCTGAAGAACGACTTGGGCCAGATGGTCATTAACCCGAGCATTGACTTTGATTTTCCTGTGGAAGAGAACCGTCACTGCAAAGCCTGTGATAAAGATGTGCTTTCGGAAAACTATCTTCCTGACTGGCGCACTGTAGGGGTTTGCAAGTCCTGTGCTGAGACGATTGAGGAAGCTGAGAAAGAGATACGTGAAGAGCGCCGCATATTCCAGGCGGCATCTCCGCAGGATGTCAAGGCAAGGTTGAATACTGAGCCATGTGGAGTGTGTGGCGTGAAGTTGATAATAGACAAGAGCACGATATGCTCCGACTGTGGGGCATATATTTGTGATGAGTGCACAGCATGGAAAGATAGTGACACTCCTATTTGTAATATGCACGTTGGGGATGACATTGATGCAGCTCAGTACCGTATGGGTGAGGCAGTTAACGAGGCCGGTAATCCAGTGTTCAAGGCTGCCAGCAAGGACGATGTTGCCAAGCGACGCGGCCAGAAGCCACTTCCTGCGGGAACTCCCGACTACAAGTTCTTGGAGTTCATTGTGGATCCGGACCCGGCGCTAAGCACATGGAAGATGACAGGTATTGGCGGGTACATTGATGAGGAGCATAGCGACATTTATTTTGGTAAGGATGGAGAGCCCGAGTTCTGCTTCAACATGAAGACTCAGGATATGATCGATGACAAGCTCGAGAAGGATGACGAGCTCACTGAAGAGTGCTGTAAGTTCTTTGAAGATGAGGGGCATGGGAGCTTTGCTGACAAGAACGAAGCGTGGGTTGAGTCGAAGAAGTGGACTCCTAGGGGTACTGAGAACACAGCTAACTGGGACAGCACATACTACTGGGGTGAGATCCTTCAGTATACAAGGTTCGAGACTGATGACGGCCGGGATGGCGTAATCATAATGATGCATATGGGTGGAGACTACCGCGGAAACTACGCTTATCCGGTTGTGTACTTTGGGGACTTTGATGAAGTTATAAGTGCGTCTAACCCGGGTGACCCGAGGGAAGAGCCGGCGTATCTCCTAGGGTATGATGGGGACATGGACAAGCTAGTGGAAGACATGAAGAACTTCAGGAACCCACAAGCAGAGGAAGATGAGGAAGGTATTGAGGGGGCGTACAGGCCGCAGAAGGACGTCAAGAACCGCGGGCAGATGAAGTGGACATTTAACCCAGAGAATCCAGCAGAAACACAAGTTGAATCGAGGGTGCAGGAATGGAAGACGGATGGAAGTGTCACAAGCTCGGAAACACGGACCTCTATACCGACACCCAAGGGGTTGTCAGAGAAGTCCGAAGAGACGGGAAACTAGTGAACGACTTTGACTCGGCAACTGTTCGAATTATTCGTAAGGTCGAAGCGGAAGAGCGCGGAGGGTTCTAATGGACTCATCAGTGAGAGCTGGCGATGAAATAGTGGGGCATGGGGTAGTGGCTGAGACCGCTGAGATTTTGTATGCACCACTACCGGCTCAATTGTTTTTGCATTCATACAAAGAGGTCTTTTAGCCATGGTAATCCCGTTATATGACTATGGGTACAACCCAGTAAAGCACTACATGAATGAGGTTGGCACACAGATTATTGTCGACTGCGGGCAGGACATCTCTGCTGCTTCAACTTACAAGTTGAGCGTCAGGAAGCCGGATGGGACTGTTTTTACATGGAACCCAACGATCGTTACTATTGAGAGTAACCCTAACTACCTGCTATACCTGACAAGGGTAGGAGACTTCGATCAGATAGGTGTTTACTCCATTCAGCCATATCTTGTGCTCCCTACGTGGACCGGTCGCGGTGAGACCGTAACTTTTGAAGTGTTTGGCAACTTTGACATGGGGTACTAGAGATGAGTTTTGAGAAGGACATATCCGCTATCAAGAAGCTTATGGAATCCGAGCCTGTGTTTAAGGCCGCCGGGCCTGAGGATCTCAATAAGCGTAAGGCAGCCGAGGATAGAGCTCGTGAGGCTCGGGAAGCTGCACGTAAGGCTGAAGGTATAGTAGATTTTTGTCCACACTGCAAGGCTGACTTACGGGACCAGAATATCGGAGCGTACGCTACCGGAAAAGAGTACTTCACGGAAGGGCTTTTTTGGGACAGTGAGCTTGAGAGCTGGAACTACGGTGAAAGAGATACTAACGACTCTTCTGTTGACGGCTACCTCTGCGGAAAATGTAACAAGGTATTGCACATAGGAACTGACTTTGATCCTGAGAGAACACTATGAGCTTAGAGCAAGATGTCGCATACATTCAGAGAATGATGAAGCTCTATGAAGCTGAGCCTGTGTTTAAGGCCGCCGGACGAGAGGATGTAAATCAGAGAAGGAACGCTGCTGCAAGAGCACGTCAAGCTGAGCTTGCTGACAAGCTGGCAGATCCAGTGTGGTCTTTCTGCTATGACCATTACTATGCAGATCCAGACAGCGACGGTGTGCGTGAGAAGCGGTTGCCTTTCGATAGCTGGGACGATGATGACATCGAGGACCAAGTTGACACCGACGCTGAGGCTCTTAGACGGTTTATGGCGGGAACATATAGGAAGGCTGCACAATGAGCTTCGAAAAAGATATCACAGAAATCAAGAAGATGGTTGAGGCGGAAGAGCCGGTGTTCAAGGCTGCTAGCCCTGAGCAGGTTGCCAAGAGGGTGGATGATATAGTGGCACAGCAGGCGCAGCAGCTGTACGCAAAGGCCGAGGAGGCTCGGCCTGGTATAATCGCGGAGCTTAGAGCAAAGCTTGGTAATAGTGAGGCACTCGTTCAGACGGCGATCGCTTACGCGGACACACAGCACATTGATACACTTCTTGGTATTGAGCCGGAAGAGATTCGAATGGCTGATCTTACGTCGTGGAATGACAGTCTTGGCGCCAAGATCCGGGATCTTGATTGGCCTGGAGTATGGACGGATAAAAACACGTTCTTGAAGCAGGCTGAGATGGTTGGTGGATACAACGTATTTGATGAAGATATCGCTAAGGGTCTCGTTCAGGATTTTGGAGACAGGCAGTATCGATTGGCCCGTGAAGGCTCTGTAGCAGTTTACATCAGGCCAGTTAAGAAAGTAGAGATGGGGTTGTTGAAAGGTTCAGAAGGACCCAATGCATTCGGGGAAGATGAGCACGATTTAGATGGAAATGAATTAAGACTTTGGTGGGACTAGGGGGCTGTATGGCTGGTGGTGTTTACAAGCGAACTAAGGCACACGGTAGGGCAATTTCAAAAGCTAGGCAGGGGTCTATCAATTGGAGTCGTGGGCTTACAAAGGAGATTGATACCCGTGTTGCTAACAACGCTAAGTCAATACAAAAATCAATAAAGGAGCTTTGGAAAGACCCTGCTTACGTAGCTAAGAGGAACGCAGGTTACGCTAAGTTTAGGAAAGAGCGCGGAGCAGAGGTTGCGGCTAAGATTTCCAGAACGTTGACAGGGAGAAAGACAGGACCACAGTCTAAAGAGCTAATTGAGAAGCGTATGCGTGGAGTATTAAAAGCTCTTTGCAAGCATCCGAATAAGTTTGAAGCAAACTCAATGAACTACGTAAATACTATATACGGCGGTAACGTTAGATTTACAGGGGACGGTTCGTTGATCATAAACGGCAAATCAGCAGACGCCGTGTTGGACGGAACAAACATAGTGTTTCTTTTTAACGGTGTTTACTGGCACTTAGAGCGATTTGGGTATGCAGTAACTGAAGAAGCTAAGCGTATTGTGGAAGCCAAAGAGTCAACGCCGTTTCTGCAAGCCGGATACAAAGTTATTTTCGTCTGGGAAGACGAGTTGAATAGGGTAATTAAAAAGTGTAACAAAAAAGTGTAGAAACTGGAATAGTTCCAAGTTTCACAGTGAGCAACACAATCAAAAGGAGAAACAAATAATGGCAAGAGGCAAGGTTAAGTGGTCCGAATAGAGCCACGTACTTCGCTATATGCTGGAATAACTTCAAAAGATAGGAGTCCTAATATGGAAAAATCTTCTATACACGGAGTCAATCAGCAGGCAAAGGCAGTAGACTTGGCTTGGTTAGCGGGTCTGGTAGATGGGGAAGGTACTATAGGCTTGTATAAGTATATGTGTGGGAAGAGCTTAGTATGTAAGCCCAGATTCCAGATTTGCACAACCAGTCCAAGATTGGTTAAACGTGTATTAGAAATCTTAGAACCGCTTGGTTTTAAGTTATACGTCAACCAGGCCGAACAACGGCCACAGTGGAAAGAGCGTTATACAATCGTAGCTTGTAAGCACGAAACGTGCGAACAAATTATACTAATGCTCTATGACTATCTTGTGGAAAAGAAACCACAAGCAGATTTGTTGCTTGGATATCTTAGGTCAAGACATGGTAAGCTTGGCAATGGAAAAGGGTATTCAGAAAAAGAATTAGCAACAGTCGAAGCTCTAAAAGAAACTAACTTTAGAGGTGTCAATTTTCCACGACTGCCAGAGTCCTCAGAGACTACACGCGAAGAGCTGTTATGAGCAGCCAAGATATAGTCCGATCTGCATAGCGATATGCAGCTAACAAAATGTCAGCGGTCCCAAGGGTTACGGATTCATCACGGGTAACGACGGTAAAGATGTTTTTTGCCACTTTAGCAGCATTTTGCAAGATAAGGGATACAAGACACTTGACGAAGGTCAAGAGGTTGAGTTTGACATCGTTGCTGGAGAGAAGGGGGACCAGTCCGCGAACGTTCGTAAGATTGTTCCGCTTAATGAAGTAAAAGCTGTGGATAGTAAGTAACGTATTACGGGGCGATAAGAGCTGATCACTCTTCTGGTGCCTAGTTCATCAGATAGCCCCGCTTTACCTAACTAGGAGGATGGTATGAATACAAAAGTTTGTACTGTTTGCGGCACTGAAAAGAAAACGTCTTATTTTTACCCAAAGAAAACTGGAAAGTTTAAAGTGTCGGCAGCATGCAAGGAATGTGATCTGTTAGCGCACAAAAAGTATTACAAGGATAACCGTGACATGGTGCTGAGCAAGGTCAGGGAGCGCAGCAGAGGCAGCAAAAAGGAAAAGGCAGTTTACGACCGTAATTACAATGTCGTAAATAACACAAGGCTTTTGCGACAGAAGGAAAACACAAGGCTTAAAAGAAGTTACAAAATAACGCTTGAGCAATATTTTGACATGTTATTTAAGCAAAGCTTTCGATGCCTTGGGTGTGGTAAGCACCAGTCTGATATTGAGTGGGCGCTATGCATAGACCATGATCATAAGTGCTGTTCCGGTGAAAGATCATGTGGTAAGTGCATACGAGGACTGTTATGCATTCATTGTAACCACGCAATAGGAAGTGCGTACGATGACGTTGGAACGCTAAAAAACTTGGTTTTATATCTAGAGTCGTTCGAACAACAAGGTAAACCAGCTTAGGAAGTGGCCAAAGAAGTGGCCAAAATGGCCGTTTTTAGGGCCTAGGAGCAACTTTCTAGGTAATAAGGAGTAATGAGGTCTATGGAAACAATAACCTGTCCCAAGTGCAACAAAACGCTGGTTCCTATGAATGACAAGCATTATGCCTACTGTCCCAAGAAGGACTTGGTCGTAAAGTTTGGGGAGTCTTACAACAGGAAGTGCAAGATCCAACCGGACCCAAACTCTGGTTGCGGCACGCTGTTTGAGGTCCCTCTTAGTGAGCGCGACGAACTGGCCGAACTTGAACGCAGGTATAGGCCCAGAACACATAAGGCTGAGCACAGTGGAAGTCAGAAATCCCACGTTCGCGCACATTCCGATGGCAAGTCCATCAAACAGGAACGTTAATGAGGATTCTCTCCACTGTGCAAAGCTTTATAACAGGGGGTAATTGAAATGGAAGAAAAGTTAAAGACTTTCGGAGAATTACTAAAAGAGACGCTCGGTGAGCGCACGGCGGAATTGCCGGCTGTGGCAGAGGAATCGTCAGCTACACTTACTGACTCGGAGCGAGGCGCGATTCTCGAGAAACTTTCGAAAACGAAGCGCGAAACTACCGCCCAACCCCCTTCGGCGGCAGACAGTCACGGGGAAGACCTTTCGACTGCCTCCTTCGGGTCCTTACTTGAACAAACTGTAAAGCTTCAGGAGGAGATGAGGAACGAGGATCACTCGAAAGATGACGAGATTCGGGAGAAGGTCATTAAGAGCTCGAAGATGGAGCTGGCTGAAGAGATGATCAAGAGGTTTATGAGATAATGAGCTTTGAGACGGATATCACTCAGATCAAGAAGATGGTCGAGGCTGATGAGAAGCCAGTGTTCAGGGCTGCTAGTCAGGAAGAGATCGCCAACCGTCCGGATCCTACTAAAGAGATCAAGACAAAGCTCACGATTTACATGCCTTTGTACAAGGCTGACGGAACGAAGACGACAAAGGATGAAGCGTACAACACGATCATGGAGCTTGTGATCAACGCTGGTCTAGAGTGTCAGATCTATGAGCAGGAGATCGAATGAGCTTAGAACGTGATATCACGGCCATCAAGACTCTTCTAGAGGCCACACCTGTTTTCAAAGCAGCTGGCCCGGAAGATATGGATAGGCGTGCTGGCGTGACTAGAGCCGCCGAAGATAAAGCTCGCCAAGAGCGCATTGCCATAGCTGGCCCACAGCTTAGAAAACTCATGGAGCTAGCAAGACTAGCAAGAGCCGCGGATGACGAATACATCAGAGCTAGCGAGAACGATTTTATAGGGAACTACGGTAAGCAGAACGACGAGCAACATCCGATCAAGGTGTCCTTCAGCATAAAGGTTTACAACTGGCGCATGCCGGAAGGCGTTGAGGACAAGCTCCGCGATGCCGGGTATCTCGATTCAGCATACGAGACAACGAACGAGGACATGGCAGGTGCACTGACAGACTTTGTTGAAGATCTCCAAGCTAAGTATAAGTTCATAAATGGCTGGAGCCAGGAAGGACGGTCAGGGGGGTGGCTAGTTCTCGACATAGATGATGTTGACAACTCCTACGATGCGTCAAGGTTGACCGGGGACTTTGAGAGCATGGAGTACGCGTTAGATGAGACAGAGGGGTGGTTGCCGCAGGATTTTAAGTACGCCGAGCAGACTTTTATAGACTACAGGAAGGCGCTAGCTACAAGGCTTCACTGCTTGACTGCTATTGAAGCATCAATTGAAAAAGGGAAGAGAGATTTAGAGAAGTGGTTCTCATCAACGGACTACTGGGATTCATACTTTGAAAGAAACGAGATAGCAGACAAAAGGAGTGAGGTCTAACATGAGTTTTGAGAATGATATTACGCACATCAAGAAGATGATCGAGAAGCTTCAGGCTGAGACTGAAACGATGCCTACAGAAGCCCCGGTAATTACCCCGGAAGCTCCTACGCAGCGCCCGGATAAGCCAAGCACTCCTATTCGCAAGATGCCGGGGATTTCCCCAAAGCCGAAGGCTCTTAATAGGGATACGGAATTATTTTTAGCTAAGCGAGGTATAACTAGGTAATGAGTTACGGTTATGTTTACAAGACCACCAACTTACTTAACGACAGAGTGTATATAGGACAGAAGAAAGGTCAATTTGACTCTAACTACTTCGGTAGTGGGTTAATTATTAGGAGTGCTTTGAGTAAGGAAGGGTCTAGTAACTTTAGCTTAGAAGTGTTGGCTTATGGGATGACACGTGACCAGCTCAACGAGCTTGAGATGAAGTTTATAGCTGACTACAGGGAGATGTTAGGTCGGGACACACTATATAACATAACTGATGGCGGTGTTGGCGTACGCCGACCGTGTCCTGATTTGGTTAGGCAGAAAATACGAGCTAAGGTACATGCACCAGACTGCACCTGTATGAGTTGCAAGAACACAAGAAAAGAAAAGCATGGAGCTGACTGTTGTTGTGTTGGGTGTAGGAGTAGCCGCGGAGACAGTTTGAATCACAGAGAAGATTGTAAATGTATTGCGTGTGCACCTATTTACACTAAGAGAGAAGTAAGGACCTGCGTTTGTGGTTGCGGGGGAACGTTTGAGTGCAAGGTATCCTCTAGCAAGAGGTACATTTTTAACCACCACAAGAGGGGCAGCACTTCTTGGAACAAGGGTAGAACAGGTCTTCAGACATGCTGGAATAAGGGGCTGACCAAATATACGGATGGCAGAGTTCTCAAAATGTCTAATAGTCTGACCGGGAAGAAGTATAAAAAGAGGGACTTATAAAATGAGCCTAGAGCAGGACATTACAGAGGTAAGGAAGAAAGTCACAGAAGCAACGCCAGGTAAGAACTACGACATCAGTGTGGTCCCGCAGGACAAGCAGCAGTGGATCTCAGCAGGTGATGATGTCATCAACCAGATCCTTCCTGGCCTTCCTCCGGAGCAGCAGGAATACTTGATCAAGATCAACAGCGATAGCTACACAGAGCTTGTTGACAGAGTCGAGGCCCTTACGGGCATTACAGTCACTCCCCGTAATGTTCCAAGACTTATTGGTCTTGTAATGCAGTCGATCGCCGAAGTTAAGAGTATCGAGAGTAAGAACAAGAATCGCTTAGAAGAGATGGCTATAGAGCTTGTGTTCAGCGTTCCTGAGTTCAAGGTGGTTGAGCAGGCATACCTAAATGACGAGATCTCGATTGACGCGAAGCTTGGTCCCGCGGAGCTAAGTAAGCTTACACAGCAGGAGCAGCCCGAAGACCAGGAAGAGATGCAGGATGGTCTTACAACAGACGAAGAGGCTAACCTTGAAGTAGCTCAGTACCTGGAGAAGGCTACAGATGAGGACATTAAGCGCAGGTTCGCTAACCTGATGACTTCAGGCGGCGCAGTAGGGAAGCTTTATCTATACAACTTGGCAGCCGATAAGCTTGCCAGGTTCAACCCGAAACTGCCGGCTCTGTATGGTATCCTATCCTCGATTGTCCACCTAGGCTACTGGATAGCTCCTACAGGTATAGAGAAGATGGCCGCTCAGAGAGAAGACACAAGCATGGGCTCTGAGGAAGTGGTTTCTGATGGAGACAAGTACGTCATCAAGGCTCGTGCGGTCACATTCCCGTATCTAGTTCACGAGCTTGTTAAGGGCATTTACGAGTACCTCGCCTTAGATCCTAACCAGCAGAATGCTATGAAGAAAGATAACGTCGAAGCTGAGACGCGTGACTTCATGGCAGGCCCCGGAATCCACAAGACCGTTTTATCCTACATACCGGATGACAAGCAGGAGTTGATCCCTATGGTTCAAAGTAAGCTAACAGCCATGGCTCCTGCGGATATCAAGGATGTGCTCGCTAAGAACTTTAACGGCAAGAAGATCATGGCGGACCTCATGAAGCAGGCTGAAGAAGAGTGGTCTGGTTATAAACAGAAGAAAGATAACTACAAGGAGTCCTTCTAGTGAACCAAAAGAACAGCGCCAGCTACTCAAGGAAGATCTTAGAACTCTGCAGAAGGAAGTCTACTGAAGATGAAAGTAAGTTGATTGAAGAGGCTTCAGAGGCGTACATCAGGGGTGACTACGATATGATCGATGAGGTCATCCAGAAACTTAGCGGGGACTTTAAGCTCCTTGAGATGCTTATTACAAAGCTAAAGGGCAAGTCTGTTTATACTGGCCTCAAGAACCTCATGGAAGGCAAGGACCAGTCAAACGAGCAGGCAATCATCTCTACAGCGTCACTCATAAGCCACTGCGCGATCGAGGTGAAAGAGAATAAAGAGTACCGGAAACTTCTCCCGGATCTCTACAGGAAGCTCGGAGTTCTTATCAATGGCTAGTGGAACTGACATTTCTAACTGCATACGTTGCGGAAGTGACAAGCTTGAGAAGGTTGTGTGGCAGTCACCGTACGTTGTTGGATCCAGGGATACCAATAAAGTTTTGAGGAAGTGGGGACTCAACTGCATCAGGGACTACACCTGTAACAATTGCGGGGTTACGTGGAGGGACTAGCGATGGGAATAATTTCATTTTTAAAGGGGCTTCTTCCGAAGAAGGTTGTCATCCGGAAGTACGGGTACATTCGCGATCGTAAGGACTCACGTGACAAGATGTATAAAGATTTTATGGCGGATGAGGTTGGAATAACTGCAAATCTACCACAAACTGTTGATCTCACAAGTAAGCTTCCTCCTTGCTACGACCAGGGACAGCTTGGCTCTTGCACGGCCAACGGTATTGCTGCTGCTATCGAGTTTATTCAGCCAGGGTTTATGCCAAGCCGATTGTTCATTTACTATAACGAACGGGCTATGGAAGGCACTGTCTCACAGGACTCAGGTGCTCAGATCCGTGATGGCATTAAGGCTGTCGTAAGTGACGGAGTTTGTCCTGAGAGCATGTGGAAGTACAACCCGTCTATCTTCTGGGTCAAGCCATGGCCTTGCTGCTACGCGAAGGCGAAGAAAGATAAGGTCAATGCCTACCTACGCGTTACTGGTACTCAGGAACTTCAGAGCTGCTTGGCTGCTGGGTTCCCCGTAGTTATTGGTATTCAGGTGTATGAAAGCTTGGAGTCGCCGGCAGTTGCCAGGACAGGTATTGTTCCTATGCCGGGGGCCAACGAGCAGTGTGTCGGCGGGCATTGCGTCCTTGTTGTCGGGTATGACATTGGGAAACAAATGTTTCTTGTAAGAAACAGTTGGGGAACTGACTGGGGCATCAATGGGAACTTTTGGATACCGTTTGCATATCTGGCGGATCCCAAGCTTTGCTCGGATAACTGGACTATCCGCGGTGCTAACGTGCTTAAGCTAATTAAGAAATCAGCCGGTAAGAAGAAGTCATAAGGAGGGTGTCATCGTGAGTTTTGAGAATGATATTACAGAGATTTATAAGCTTGCTAAAGCGGGTGAGCCACTCCTAGAGGGGTTTGCTGAAGCCAGAAGGCGCTACGTTGAAACTCTTGATCCTGCGACACAACAACCGCTGATGCCTCTTGCAATGCTTAAGCGACTTGCTGCTAAGGATCCTACATACCCGGCTAAGGGAAAGTACGTTGAGTGGATCGCTAAACAGTACATGAACAGCCACAGTATGCGTGGGCTAGACGCGGTAAAGGAGTTCGACAAAATCCTTACCACTAAGCCGACGTACCTCGAGAAGAAGGACATCAACCAGTACACCACGGTTGATGATCTCCATAACGCAGTTGACGCAGTACGGGCCAGGGTTTCCGCGGAACGTGAGCAGAAGAAGGATAGGATTGTCCGCGGACTTCTTGCGAAAGCCGGAGGGTCTGAGGACAAGGCTTTCAAGTGGGCTGCCGGGCAGGGTGCAGTTCGTAACGCCGCACACGATGCCGGTGAGCAGATATCTGATGAAGAGGCAGCTAGAAGGGCCGCAGAGCTAGGAAGAGGCAGCCTTGTGAACGAGTATGGCATTACTCTTGAGTACGTTAAGAAGATCAAGAAAAAGATGCAGGCAGAAGGAGCAGGAGCTGCCTGGAGAGACTTTTCGATCGACACCGACATCTTTAACGAGATAGCGCGTGAGCCATATTCCATTGAGACTAAAGATTCTGATGGTAAAGTTACTACCGTACCCCTTCCGGCCGATCTCGTATTCGAGAACGACAAGGTAGCAATCGTATGTCCTCCTAACGAGGAGAAGAGCAGGCTGTATGGACGCGATCCTGACTATGATCCGAACGATCCACATCAGACCGGTTCTCCGTGGTGTACTTCATACGCCACTCGCAGCACCCAGTGGGGTACCTACTACGGGCGCCAGGGAGATACGTTCTATATCATTATGCCTAAGAGCATTGATATCGTTCCTGAAAAGAGGTTTAAGAAGATCAATGTTCAGGTAAAGGCAAAGCGTCATGGTGAGACTGATGACTCCCCCGTGCGTTTGACTGCATGGGACTGCAACGATACTCCTATCCCGAGACCTGAGTCCAGGAAGATATTCAAGGCTTGGGGTATACCGCCACAGAAAACTGTGGATGACAACGATTAGCATGAGCTTGGAAAAAGACATATCCCAAATTAAGAAGCTTGTTGAAGACGACAGTGTCTTTAAGGCTGCCGGTCCTGACGAAGTGTCCAAAAGACCAAAGCACTACGTTGACGCTCTTAAAGAGACTGTAGACACTCTTATTGGTAGGCTGAACTGGCTTAAGCACGACTTGGACAGGGGAGTCATTACGTTAGATGTTGATGTGCAGTCTGCTGCTAAGAAGGTTCATCTATATTTGAAATCTGCAGAACATGAGCTCGATGAGAGTGGATTATGAGCCTGGAAAAAGACATCACATCACTCAAGAAGATCATGGAAGCTGACAACGTCTTCAAGGCTGCTGGGCCGGATGAGCTTAAGAAGCGCGGGTGGCATAGGGATGTAGATTCTATGCTGAAGGTCAACACTATTCAGAACAGAGACTACAGCATCTCTGGGCCACATTGGATTGGACGTTCAGAGAACCACCATGACTCCTATGCTCGCAAGACAGAAGGGGCTCAGTGGGCTGTTTATATTATGCAGAGAGACCATGATTTTGATACTACTATGAAGAACTTGGATCGTAGGCTCGCGGCCTGTGTGCGTAAGTATTTTAAGACAGAGGCTGAAGCCACTCAGTATATGAGCACAGACGCGTTTGAGAGAGACCTACCTACGCTTGTTGAAGCCGAGCAGGTGTTTAAGGCAGCAGGACCAGATGAGCTGGCACAGCGCAGGGTTGAGTATCCGGAGACAACTCATTTTCACGGTGGCAGAGTGTATGGCCCGGGGTCTAACCGTGGGTTTATAAGTAACTGGATTAATGGGGTACGTAATACAGCGCGTCCAAGAAACATGCGCAGTGAGGGAGATGTTCTCTACTCTTATGGAACTCCGATCGCCATTAAGAAGGAAGGGCTTATTTACTCTGTGGACAGGAGGTTTTCTGTAACGACGTCTAAGCAACAATACTATGTCAGAACACAGGCCGGAGATAGGCTCAGGCTTGTGCCGCAGGATGAGTTTAAGGCTCTGGCACGCGAGGCTGGAGCGAACTACATGGGGTGGCTCGGAGAGTCTGTAAGCGAGGCTAAGCCAATATTCAGAGCAGCTGGGCCGGAAGACATCGCCAAGCGTAAGGAAGACAGGATCAAGGCTATTGGGGCTCATGCTGATGCTAATAGTGGTGAGTGGTTTGAGATAGCAAGGGCCGAGCTCTCGAGGGAGCTTGCGGTAGCTATTGAGCTTGTTGATGACGGTGGTCTTTACGGGCCGGCTACTATGCAGGCAGTGGATGGCGAGGGGAGCAACGGGGAGAGGGAGTGGGCCGTCTACAGGGATTCTGATAACGCTGAGCAGGCGGCTATCGCCAGAGTAACTGAGGACATGAATGATGATCCGCCCATGTTTACAGAGAGTTTCATTCAGCAATACATTTCTATTCGTCCAACGGATAGGCGGATGATCGCTCAGGAGGAGTCTGATAATTATGTGGATGAAGTGCTGCGGGACGCGGACGTTTTAGAAGAAGCTGGGGTGACTGACGAATACGAGGAGCTCCAGGCAAAGATAGACAGTACGCGCTCTGAGGCTAGGAAAATAGCGTTAGAGAAGACACAGGAAGACATGCTTGAGTCCGCTAAAGAGACAGTTCGCGAGAAGAAGTATGACGAGATCCATGCCGCTCTTGAGGACCCGATTCAGTATTTTGTTCATGACCATGGTATTTATAGCATTCAAGACCTTATGAAAGCTAGCTTTATATACATTGATACCGATGAAGCTGCCAAAGATGCAGTGGACACGGATGGAGTAGCGCACTTTCTTGACAACTACGATGGTAGCGAAGTCGATCTTCCGAGTGGCGCAGTAGCGTTTGGTACTAACTAATTTATCAAGGAGAAAATTAAATGAGTGCTGATAAAACAATTTTTGAAAAAATGTTTAACCACGTTAATCCAAACGTAGGATCTACTGCTGAAAACGTTGCTAAGAAAGAGGAGGCTGCTAAGACTCTTGGTCAGAGCATTCAGGAGAACGTGAAGATGGACGCTGCTATGAGGCCGGAAGTTGTTAAGGAGTCAGAGGAAGTTGAGATGCTTAACAACATGCACCGTAAGGACTTCGGGGATGTTGAGGATATTGAGTCGGAATCTGAAGACAGCGCTTCTCCGGACTTTCGCTTGCTACTTAAAGGGGTGCAGAAGGATGTGTCCACTAAGTACGCGGATACTTGTGGGATCTGCCCTGACGTAGACGGTGACATTATTCCTATTGGAAGCGAGACTGCAAAGTCTTCTGCCAGGCACGATGAGGTTGAGCAGCACATGAAGGATCTCGCCAAGGAAGTTGGACAGAACACCGTTCAGCAGCAGGTAACTGCCCACCAAACTGAGGCCGATGAGCTCCCAAAACAGGAGCCCGAGGTTCATACTGCTATAATGTCGGAAGAGCCCAAGGAAGAGATTGTTTGTGAAGAGCCAGCGGGCGAGATATCGACGGAAGATGAAGTAGAAGGTGAAGAAGTGTTTAAGGTGAATGTTCCCGCGAAGCTGTCGAAGGTTGCTGAAGAACGTGACCCGTGGCTTCCGCATGTTGCTGGGCAGTGCATGGTTTGCAAGAAGCCCGCTACTATCAAGGATGCTAAGGGTGGAGAGTATTGCTCACCGGAGTGCCAGAAGTCCCCGGCGCCTAAGTCTAAGATGAGGACGTTCTCGTACCCCACTGAGTTAGGCGTTGTTGGGCGCCCGGCAGCTTTAGAATCCAAGAAGCTTAAAGAGACGTCTGGTGAGGCTGACCATTATCAGGTTATTGGGATAAGCAAGCCTAAGGACATCAAAGAGACCACCGTTGATATATGCTGGAAGTATGCCGGAAAATCCGGTGTTGTTGGAGGACAGTTTGAGTCAGTTGAGGACTTCCTACGCAAGAGCAGCGACAGGAGTCTCGAGTGGTACCAGGTTGACGGGCAGGACAAGGTTTCAATGATTGAAGCCAAGATCAAGCCGCTTAGCGAAGCTGGTAAGAAGGTATTTAAAGCTGCATCGCCTGATGATATTTCTAAGCGTCCTAACTCTGCAAAATACTCCGAGTGTGACATCTGCAAGCAGCCAATGAACCCACATAACGAAGGCTGCTGGTCCCATATGATCGATTCCAAGGGTGAGTGGGTTGAGCGTATTCCTTATGGCGGCGAAGGTGAAGATACGTCGATGCCTTGCGGCGACTGCAACGTTAAGTCGTTTGGTTATCACCATGACGGCTGCGACAGCGAGCACTGCCCGCGTTGCGGCGGCCAGATGCTTGGCTGTGAGTGCGACTGGACGAGCATTGGTAAGCGCAAAGCTAAGTCTCCTAGGGCTGTTGAGTCTAAGAAGCACGAGTTTGGTGATTCAACTGTATCTGACTTCCGCGGCATCTTTGAAGGAGCCAAGAAGATTAAAGAAGCTTCCACTCTTGAGCCGGGCGACGACGACCTAAGTCCGACTGAGGAAGACTGGAAGAGCGAGGAGACGTTCCCCATCCTTAGGCCAACTACCCCGGAGCGCAAGCCGACTGACGAAGGCGCTTTCGAGGACTATCTGTGGAAGATGGATGTGAAGGAGCTTCGCGAGCTTCTATCAAGCGACCGTACCAAGGGTGATGCTGACAGGCTTAGCCGCAGAGAGCTTCAGATCGTCAATACTGTTATCAGGCGCAAGGAGCTTGGCGAGCGGAAGGTAAGCGAAGCTGGTGAAAATAATCCAGGATATTGGACGAGGACCAAAAAAGGAAAGCGCAAATGGAACTCAACTAAGGCGTACACGCAGACTCCAGGAACTAAGCCCTGCAAGAGCTGCGGCAAAGACATGGCCGAGGAAGGCGCGGATGAGTGTAACGACTGCTTTCTAGATCACAACAGTCCAGTAGAAGAAGCTAAGAAAGTCAATGAAGACGGCATGGCGCCTGGCGGCGGAAGCGGAACTGTAGCCGCTATGGCAAGTGCAATTCCTCCTACTAAGGTTGACAGAAACAAGATGCCAGATTCAGTCCCGGCGCAGAACCCGGAGACACATGACAATACAGAGAAGCAGCCTGAGGCTAATGAACAAGGTGACAAAGAGTACTTTGGCAAGCAGGGAGATGATAACTACTACTATCTCCTGTCAGTGCCAGCCGAGGATGAGGGATCACAGGGCGGTATTTCGAGTGAGGAAAAGCCGGACGTGACTCCTAATGTTGCCCAGGCCGAGGAAGCTCCTGCTGAAGAGAAGACTCCTGAGTCGATGGTTGCAGGGTTTAAGGAATCTGTTGATCCAGCAAATGACTTTCACTTTATCAAGGAACAGCTTTCTGAGCTCTTGAAGAGCTGGGAGAGCATTGCTTCACGTCAGGATTCTATGGGTAATGTTAAGGGTCGTCTCGAAGCACTCGTTAACGCGATGAACGAAGCTAAGATAAACGAAGAAGACACGCTTGCTGGAACCCAGAACTTTGCGAGCCTTCAGATCATCGATGCAAGCGGAAAGGTAGTTAAGGATGACAAGAGTGCCGAGAAGAGCACCGACAACATTAAGAACTTCCTCTTGCAGGCGATGGATGAGCTTGAGCTTACTGAGTTAGCTCCGGACATCGTTAAGAAATACTTGCTCGCGGATGAAGTAAGCACTGAGGATGACGAGATGACTAAGACCCCGTCAGAAGATGAGACAAATAAGGTTCAGGGCGAACCGCCGACGAAGACCGAGAAGCCTAAGCCAGGTCAGAACATGGCGAGTGAGTCCATAGATAAGTTGATGGAGAAGTTTAATTTGAGTGAAAAGAAAGAGGACACGGATATGAATGAGTTTAACATCAATATTATGCTAGATAAGTTTGGGCTAGGCGAGCCAACAGTAGTTGAATCGCTACTAGAGAAGTACAAGCTTAACGAAGCCCCGGAAGTCTTTAAAGCCAAGCAAGCTAAGGGAGCCCCTGAAGAAAAGCCTAGGGACAGGGATTTGACTGGCGAGCCTATGGTTCCAAAGGATTTGCCGGCCGGAGAAGCTCCTATCGCAGATCCGTCAGCCCCAGGAGAAACTATTCCTGGAACACCGAACAACCTCGCCGGCGAACCTACAGAAGACCCCGCTGTCGGTCAGGTTGATCCGGGTGTGACAGCTCCTGTAGGTGGTGGAGTTCCAGGAGGTCTTGCTGAGCCACTTGCTCCAACAGCTGCTCAGGACATGAGCTCCCCGGAATCGTCCAAGGCATATATCCAGAGTGAGTACCCGGAAGAGCCGTTTACATCAACGGCGCTTGCTTACGCGGACTCTATGATTGCTGATCCTAATGTTTACGGAAAGGTTCGTAACATGCAATGGGGCGGCATTTGGAGTGACGCTGAGACACTAAAGAAGCAGGCTAAGATCGTTGGTGACTACGGTAATTTCTCTCCAGACACGGTTGAGGCTATTACAGACAGGTTTGGCAACACAGCCAAGTATAAGCTTGCTAGAGACGTTCGCCCGGTTATTTTTATTACGGTACGCGACGTTGGCGACGGCGTTGAGCCGATCTCCCTAAGCGAGCTTAAGGGTCTTTCTGGAGCGCGTGAAGTACAGGCCACAGAGAACCCTGGTGAATGTAAGGTTGTGTACTAGATATGGGCTGCGAATTTCCGAAGATAGATTACAACATCCTTGCTGTGGATTTCGATGGGACGATCGTGTCAAACGAGTTCCCTCTCATCGGAGTCCCCAACATGGTTGTTATAGATAAAGTTAAGGAGTTTGTAGCATCCGGTGGTAAATGGATCCTCTACACCTGCAGAAATGCAGATGAGCTAAAAGCCGCTGTTCAGTTCTGTGAGGAGCAGGGGATCACACCGGACGCTGTGAATGATGATGTTCCGGACATCAAGAACTCAGCATTTGGGCGCAGTAAGAGTATCAAGCCCTACTTCAACTGTTGTGTGGATGACAAAAACAGCACTATAGAAACATTTTCAATCGCGGATCTTTCCAAAGACTCATCTGTTTTAGAACCAGATGAGTTAGCTCAGAAAAGAATGTCCGGAATAATCAACTTTATAAAGTAAACGAGGAGATAAAAATGCCTACGTATTTGAACGCAAATTTAATTATTACAAGTTTGACCTATGCATCGGTACAGCCGGCGCAGAACGCTGTTTATAAGGATACTGGCGGTATCTCATATACGATCATAGCTGTTCAGGGGGCCGGAGCGTCAGCTCAGTACGCGGTTACCACGCTTGGATACAACAACCTAGACCCTAAGCTTGGTACGCTTACGAAGGTGTCTGGAACAGGGGATGCTACTGTAACTCTAAAGGCGTACGTGCAGAACGCAGTATCCATAATAGGATTTACGAGGATCGAGCCGGGGCAGACTGTTGCTACGGGTGAGTATTTGCTTAACCTTCCTTGGGATGTTGTCCAGACCTCGGCATCTCCGTACATGGACACCATGATTTATTCGGCAAAACTCACGGGTACTACAACAGTTAACATTCCTACGACTGTTGTAGATAGTTCGTCTGGGCTAACCATACCCCTTCTTACAAACTACAAGTTCAGGGCGTATGTAGGCCTTGGTGAATGTTCGATACAGCTTAATAACGTTGCTGCAGTATCAAGGTACGTAGGTTTGTATGACACCTATGAGATCTTTTGTAGCACCAGGATGGTTAATTCTGTGATTCTGACGATTTCAAGCGGAACAGTCTACGTTTCGATAGAAAAGCTGTAGAGATTATAGGAGCTTAGAGATGGCTAACTTAAATGAGCAGATCGAAAATGAAAGTGTGATCCTGGAGAGAGACTCATCCAAGCTTCCTAAAGGAGTGTTGGCTAGGGTTTCCAGGATCGTGTGTTGGCTCGATGAGCGTAACGCCAACAACAGGAAGTACGGTAAGGACGTTTGGGAAACAACGTTTAACAGGGACGACTTCAAGAGAAAGATGGATAACCGCACCATTCTTGGGGAGTACGAGCATCCAGAGTCTTCTGCTCTTAAGCTGGACAAGGACCGCACAAGTCACATCGTTAGTAAAATGTATGTGGGTCAGCCCGTACTGCACGAAGGCAGGATGCGTACTCCTGTTAAAGCTGAATTTGATCTTCTTCCAACAGACGCCGGTAAGTTTATCTTAATTCTTCACGAAGCGGGTGTCAAGGTTGGTGCGAGCACACGTGCTGACGGATCTTTGATGGAAGAGATTGATGAGGATGGGTCCAAGTATATGCGCGTCGATCCTAAGGACTATAAGTTCGTAACAATCGACCATACAGGCGATCCTAGCTGCCAGAACACGGAGCCGGAGTCGATCATAAATGCCGTCCAGAGTAACTACGAGAACCATACGATCAATAAGAACGTTGCGATCGCTCTTCTTGAGAGTGTTCAGGGAGAAGCTGCTAAGGCCCTTGAGAAGCTTATCAAGGACGATAAGCAGCACGCCGGATGCAAGTGCAAACTTTCAGAGAAGGGATGCGCCGGTGGCTGTGGTATGGCTAAGAAGGCTAATGAGAGCGTTAACGACAAGTACGCGGCTGCTAAGGAAAAGATTAAGGAGTTAAGCTCCAAGATAGTTGCCGAGAAGGACGAAGCAAAGAAGCGTGCTCTCGAGAAGGAACGCGAGACACAGTACGACATTAAAGATGAGTACGAAGAGAAGTGGAAAGAACTTGGTGGTGCTCATGAGTCAAAGGCGAACGAAGAGTACACAACAAGTTCTGATACGTCCGGTCAGCCGGCCAATCTCGCGGCGGCAAAAGAAGATATGATGAAGTCCAAGGCCAGGACTGAAGAAACAGACAAGAAAATGCAGAGCGTTGCTGATAGGCCAGTTGAATCCGTTACTGCTAAAGACTCAGATAAGGAGACCGAGGCTACTATGAAAGAATCAAAGAAAGTAAATGAAGAGAGCGTTCCTAAGGGATTTTTAGAGCCACGGCCGCAGCCGACTGTCTCTGCCAACATTGGGGACAAGGTTAAGGAGTTTCTAGGAGATAACTGGAACAGATTTATGAACGACAGCGAGATGGCTAGCGGAGGAAGTGCCCAGTCTAGGGATCTTGACGCTATAGCTAATGTTGTGAAGGTGTTTAAGGTTCCTGAGGAGCAGGCTAAGCAATACGTGGGTCAGCTTCACCCAGCTCATCAGAACGAAAGTATTGAAACAGAGGATCCTCTCGCGTCTGTCAAAGAGAGCTACGTTAGCGATGTTATTCGCTACGCTGGCGAGCTTGCAGCTATTCGTGAGGAGAAGGATGCGCTTGTGCGGAACTACTCAAATGATTCCGTTCACTTTGCGAACGCTCGTATGGAGCTTGAGAGACAACTATCAGAGAAGATTTCTGAGAATAGCAAGCTTCAGGAAGCCATTACAGTTAAGCAGGCCGACCACTTGTCGGAGAAGGCAGCCCTGGACGAGCAGGTTGCCAAGCTTACTGAAGAGAAAAATAAGCTCGCAGGAGAACTTAATGAAAAGATTGATAAGTTGGGTAAAGAACTTGCTTCAAAAGAAACAGCCATCAAAGAGTCAGAAAAGAAGCAAAAGCTGCTGCAAGAAGCACACGACAAAAAGGTGAAAGACCTCAACGAGGCTCACCAGTCAGAAATCATAAACTTATATGTCGATAGCAGGGTTAAAGGGATGGGCTTACGGTTGCACGAGAAAGTCTTAACACTTTTAAGACAGTCCAAGAGCACCAAAGAAGTCGATTCCCTTATTCGCGAGACTCAGGACGCACTCAGAGAAGGGCTTACACAATCTGTTGGCAGGATATCTGAAGTGACCGTTGCCCGTCCAGTGGATAAGAACCAGGCAGACATAAACGCTAAAGTTGGCATAGCCCTCAAACACTTTGGCGGACTTTAAAAGGGCATAAGGAGCATTAAAATGAGTAAAGAACTTAATAGCCTAGTCGAGTCGAGACTGGCTGCAATCCACTCTGAGCGCGACAGGCTTGCTAAGTCTTGGAGCCCCTACATTGGTTCCGTTAGGAACTACATGGGCAAACAAGGCAAGACCCTGACCGAGAACGACGAGCGCAACATTGCTCGTTGCTTAGAGAACGCTCTGTTGGAAAGCGGCGTACGCTCGAAGTCCTCGATCTTTGAAACAACGGATTCATCTGCCATCAGCTTCCTCGGCATTCAGCTTCCTGTCATTTCCGCCCTGCTTCCCAGCCTCGTGCTGAACAAGCTTGCGGTTACTCAGGCGTTGGATCGTCGTTCTGGTGCAGTGTTTTTCATGGACGTGAAGTATGGTTCCACGAAGGGTTCTATCACGTCTGGTCAGACGATGATGAGCTCTCTCACGGGTCACAACGCTTCTGTTGCTGGCCGTCAGTTCGCCTCTGTGAGAGTGTACTCTGAATCCTTCAGCGGCTCAACGTACCAGACTGTTTACACTCCGATCCAGCTCGGAACCGTGGTTATCACCAACGCAGCCGGTACTGAAACTCTTACCGACTATGCAACCCCGGGCGTGCTGGTTGCTACATCATCCCTCACGGGCGTGGTGTCAGGAACTGTAACGGCTGCTGGTGCTGTGTCGCTGTCCGGAGCAATGCCTGGTGGTGGTACGAACACGATCACGTACAACTACAACTGGCAGACTTTCAGCGGTTCGGCAACGAACACTGAGTCAGTTCCGGAAGTTAACATCGCAGTATCTTCTTCGACTATCACGGCCGAAGACTTCCCGCTCCGTGCATATTTCACTCTTGGTGCAGCTATTGACCTTGAGAAAGCACATGGGCTGAACCTGGAAGATGAACTTGTGAAGTACCTCGGTGGCGAAGTGAAGTTCACGATGGACCATCTTGGTATTGATCTAATGCTCCAGGCTGCACAGAACACCCTCCCGGGTCAGCTCGCCGCGGCCGCAACGACGGTTGGTGCTTATACCGCCGCTCCGACCACCGGTGAAACTTGGGTGTGGAAGAAGTACCAGTTCATCGACTTCGTGGAAAAAGCGAACGTTGCCATTATCAACCAGACGTTGCGTGCTATTTGCAACTTCATGGTTGTTGGTAGCAACAGCGCACGTCTGATCCGTCAGCTTGAGCCGCATTTTAAGCCGGCTGCTGGGTTGGATTCGCTCGTTCCGACAGGTCCGTATGAACTCGGCACGCTGGATGGACGCCTTGTTATCCATGATCCGCTCTTGGGAGTGAACCAGATCCTGTTCGGATTCAAGGGTGACAACTACTTGTTCGCCGGCTTGCTTTTTGCGCCGTACATTCCTTTGTTTGCGACACCGACACTGGTGACCGCCGACTTGAAGGCGCAGAAGGGCTTCTTGAGTTCAGCGGGTTACAAGGTTGTAAATCCTGGTATGTTCTGCTACGGCACGATCAGCATCACATAGTAGCTTAACAGAACTGGATTCACGCTTTATTGCACTAGAATCACGAGTCTTGGGGGGAGGTAAAACTCCCCCCAGGATTCAACTAAAGGACAGTGATGATGAGTTTTGAAATGGATGTGACAGTAGTAAAAGAGTTGATGGAGAAGAACACAGACACTAGAAATTGTATTGTGTGCGGTAAGTCGTTTGAGTGTCCTACTTGGAGTAAAAAGAAAAGTTGCAGTATTCAATGTCACAATAATAGAAAAGACACACGTCATGTGTACAGGAAGGCATGGAACAAGGGACTAGATAAGAGTGATCCTCGTGTTGCTAAGTATGCCGCATCACAGACTGGTAAAGTCCCATCAGAGGCAACACGGAAGATTTGGAGTGAGCAGAGGACTGGTAGACCAGCTTGGAATAAAGACAAGCCTCTTTCAGATAAACATTGTTTGGGGTTATCAAAAGCAGCATGTAAAAGAGTAGAAGCGGGTGGTGGAGTTTCCTACGGACGAAATGGATTTGTTGAGTTGCCTAGACTTGGAAGATTTCATTACAGATCATCGTGGGAGATGGACGCTTTAATGAATTTGGACAGGAACGAAGACGTTCTTAAGGTTGTAAAGGACTCTATTCGAATACCATATGTGTTTAACGGTCGCAATCATCACTATGTATTAGATCTACAAATCTATATGAAGAGTGGTTTAGTTGTGTTAGCTGAGATAAAGCCAGATTTTAAGTTACTTGATTTAGAAACTAAGGCAAAGCTTGAGGCTGGACGCGAGTACGCTAAGACTGTTGGGTGCCCATTTCAAATTTGGAATAAAGATATTTGTTGCAACTATAACAGACAAGCAGAGGTATTAAAATGACAATAAATGATATTCTTGAGTGGGTGCGTCAAGAGTTCCAGCCAGTGTCTCTTGCTACTTCAGATGCGACTATTTTGCAAATGATTTCAAACGCAATTCGTTACTGGAATACCCATTCAAGTTTCCCGATCGCGAAGATGTTCCCGGCAGGTACCGGGACACGTAGTGTTCAGATGACCCCGGACTACAAGAACGTTATCCAAGTGTACCCGGCAACTACCCCTGACTGGATCCTTCAAAACTACCCACTCTGGTCGTTGCTTGGCATCACGGTTATTGACAACTTGACATCCGATTTGATCATGATCTCAGAAGCCTTTCGCAACTACCGTTACTATATGGGTACGGACTTCAAGTTTACCTACCAGAAGTCAGACAATTCATCCGTAGGCGGAGTGCTATACCTATCAAACCTTCCAGGTCCGACATCCTCTATTTGCGTTATCGGAACAAAGCGGATTGTATCACATGATGTGTCCGTGCAGATTACTGGGTATAAAGGAACATTCCAGTTCGTTCCAGTAACTCCCTCTACACTTACGATGACGGATGGAACGCACACATACACAGACGACGGTCTCGGGCATCTTATATCGTCCCAGTCCGGCGGAAGCGGAACAGTCAATTACGCAACAGGCGCGTGGACTACAACAACGATGTTTCAGGGTTTCACGGCGGCTGCTACATACGAGTTTAATGAAGACATCAAGAGCGAGTACATGCTGGCGTGGCTTCTGTACTACGTTAAGGCACTCGTTAAACAGTGTGAGGGTAATGTGTTACGTAAGGTTGACGCTATTGATATTAAGAACGACGGCGCCATTCTTTACAACGAAGGCAAGGAAGAAAAGGCTGATCTTGAGAAGAAGCTTAACGTTGAAGGACGCTGGCTAAGTTTCATAAAGAGGTTCTAGTGGACTACTACGAGATGTTTGAGAATCTCCCTAAGGGAGCAAACGTTTTCAGTCTAGGTCTAAAAGAACGCGTTAAGAACGTTGAGCAGCTTATTGAGAAGCTAAAGAAGGTAAAGAAAGAAGAGGACGATGGATTACTACGGCATTCTTCAGGAACTTAACTACAACGGTATCATGAGGAAGCAGGCGAGTATTAACAAGCTGTTCCCTACGTTCGGCCAGCGTGTTGATGCACTCGCGTCTTTGGGAGGGGTCACACTCGTAGAGAAGATGCCTGAGACTTGGCACTTCAAGGTTCCGTCGTCTAAGGGAGATGGTGTTAAGTACGACATATACGTTCGGTTTGTTAACATCGAAGAGACCATTAAGAAGTATGCCTCAGATCGCCGGCTGTGGAATAAGGCTGAAACGCGTGTGAACCTGAACTTGCTAGCTCAAGAGGTGCTTAATAACGTCGATATTGAAACAGACTGCGCATGCCCGGCCGACTTGTATTGGGGTGGTGAGTACATCAAGACACAGAGAAGTGCTCAGTATGACCATCCAGAAAACAGACGTCCGAAGAAGAGAAATCCAAAGGAATACGGCATGCTGTGCAAGCACGCGGAGCTCGTGTTCGAGGTGCTCCCGATGTTTGTAGGAACATTTGCTAATTTCCTAAAGCTTTATTGGATTGACATCATTGATAACTCTGTTGAAGCAGCATCAAAGGACATGACTGGATACCGTGCCGCGGCCGAGGAGCTCGGAAGACGCGAGAAAGAGCAGATGCTAGCTAAGAAGACTAAGGGTAAAGGGCCTCGTGGAGAGCCTACCAAAGATAAGGGGGGTCCGTCCAAAAAAGAGGTGCCTACTGCCGAGCCTGTCGATGGGGGTGAGGAAGGTGAAGAAATACCAACTGCTGAGCCACTAAGTGGAGGAGAACCGGTGAAACAAGGAGCCGATCAGCCATTAAGAAAACATTCGAAGCTCCCTGAGCCGAAGCATGGAAAAGAAGCACCTCCAAGCAGGTACTCTAAGCTTCCTGAGCCAGGAGCCAGTAAGGAAGCCCCTCTAAGAACACATTCCAAGTTACCGACTTCGTCAACAAAGCCTGGGACAAAGCCCATAGCTAAGTCGAACATACTCGCTACTAAAAGGGGAACTAAATGAGCAAATACAGCGATATTATCGAACAGATAAAGCGTTCAGTAAGAGAAGACGGCGGGGCTGCGGCAGGCGGCGGAACCACATCTGGAGCCATGAGCACAGGGGCAATCGGACCGACAACTGCACAAGACGGAAACACTTCGATTTCGTACATTCCGGGTGGCCTATCCAGGAAGAAGAAAGCACGTCTTGGTGGGGTGAAGAAGGTTGAGGACTGTGTTAATCCGGAAATGCTAAACGAGCAGAGATCGGAGATGATTCATAACATCTACAACAAGCTTATGCGCGTAATGACAGTGGACCTTAGGGACAATAAGCAGATTAAGAAGACGATCGTCCTACTGAACTACTGGCTGTCTCTTTTCCCGAACTCAAGGTACCTTCCGATCTCTCTTCCGATTGCAGTGAATCTTGGTAGCTACGATAGGAGCATCAGGGACCTCATCAGTAGGATCAAGAACATCTATTCAGATGATATCGGTAACCTTCAGATGCTCATGAATACGATCCAGAATGACATGCCACTTAATGCGTTTGAGCCGTTTGCAGAGTTTGAGTACGTTGTTGGAGTTCGCGTGCACACTGAGTATGAGGGTATCGTAATGATCCCCGAGCTTACGGTTAATCTGGCTATGATCCCTACGCAGACTATTTACGTTGAATCGTCTGACGTTATCGACGAGCTAAGCGCCTACAGGACTGTAAAAATACTTAAAGACATGGTGTTCCCTGTTGGGCAGATGTTTGCGCCGTCAGTCTTCCACAACATTAAAGACATCATTGACAACATGCCTGAGCAGAGCGATAAGCGCGTTCAAGCACCAAGAGGGAAGCGTAAGTGAGTTCATTCTACGAGTTAGTTGGGTCGATAAAGGGAGTTGTTGAGGCCGGGCCAGTGTTCAAGGCTGCTTGGCCGGAAGAGGTAGCTACAAGACCTGGACACGTAGAAGAGCTTCTGTGCCCGCATTGCAACGAGCCTGTTTGGGATCGCGCCAAGTGGAATCAGTTGAACAAGTGCTGGGGATGTGGTTTAGCGTTTGACGTGGGGGTAGATGAAGCACAGAGCCCTGTCTTTAAAGCAGCAGGGCCGGAAGAGCTTGATAGGAGAGCAGGTCCGGAAGACCGTCGTATTAGCGCTATTTTAAGAGCTTCAGCACAAGTAAACACGAACGGTGTTGCGGTTGACGTTATTAGCGGTGCCACGTTTGATGACTTCGTAACAAAGGGTAAGGAAGATCTAGAAGAAGGATGTACACCATTTTGGACACAGATCTGCCCGAAGCATGCATGGCACTACAAAATGAATGACATGAACGGCTTGGACAGGGATATTGGTTCTGGAATTTGTGGTGTGCAAGGCTGCAATCGTGAAGCAGTTCACTATTATGACTTCAACACTAGAGAGACGCTAAAGGCAGGGGAGACAGCATGAGTTCTTTTGAAGAGATGATTGAGGATATTAAGAGAGCAATCGAAGCCAAAGAACGGGCCGCTGCTCCTGCTCCTAAGCCGGCTTCAGGAGCGTTAAATGAGGCTATTGAGACGCAGGTATTTGAGATTGACCAGGATAAGCTTGAGGCTAAAAAATATTTCAAGCTTCCCGGGATGAAGTTTGCCGTTATTGAGGGCCAGACAGGCTGGATCCTTTTGAACAACGAAGCGGTGCATTGGACAGCCGGTCTTAACGAGCCAATTAAGATCCATGTGTATGCTCCGGATAGGGAAGTTGACCCTACAGAGGAAGAGAAGAAGCAGGGAACTCTTAGAAAGCATATGGTTTCAATAATGCCTGAGCCTGGGGATGTTGAGTTGTACCTAACTGAGCTTGAAGAGTTTGCAGTCCCACAGACAGATATCTCTTCTCCATCAGCGATCGATTGGACTGAGTGGATTCATTACTTCGGTGTGAAGGACAGGATTTATCACAACTACAGGTTGCTTGAGGGAACAATTAAGAAGATCGGCGCCAACGTGAACATGCCTGAATGGGATTGGAAGAGGTAGACGATGCGGATAAATGAGCTGTTTGACGAGCTGAAGAAGATCAACTTAGCGGAGAGTGAAGCTAACGACCGCGGGCAGGGACTTGAGCCGTTGCTTCAGGAGTTTGTCTACGAGGTTAGCGGTCTTCCTGAAGAAGCAAGGGTTAGAAGGACACGCTTGATATCTGATTACTACAACACAATCTATAACCGTAGCCATAGACGTGTGCCTGTCGCTTACAGCCAGACTCGTAAGTGGGCTATGAAGACGTTCGTTCAGCACTGGATTGATAAGACTGTGGATAGCAAAGACCCACAAGTGGATTTGTTTAATGAGAGCGTTGACACGGCTGTCGACGAGAAAGAGAAGCATTTCGAGGAGCGCACCAGGATGCACATTGGCCTAGTGCAGAAGTCATCGAAGAAGATTGCTGAGAAGTACCCTGAGTTTGTGAAGCTTCCGGAAATTGCTGAAGAGCACGATGCGAGTAAGTTTGAGGATCCGGAGCACGCACCATATGTATCTCTTACTTGGAAGATGAGGCAGGGCCATAAGAACAAGACACCCGGAGAGATTGGTGTGGAGGACGAGAATGAAGCAACTATGCACCACATCAAGAACAACGCACATCACCCAGAATACTGGCTGGAGGACAAGGGCGAAGCTAATATTGACCCCGAGGACCGAAGCAAGTCTAAGAAGTGCGTTGACGCGTCCGAGATGCCCGACATTGCAGTAGCTGAGATGGTGTCTGACTGGCAGGCGATGTCTGAGGAGCTGAAGAAGAACACCGCTCGCGAGTGGTTCGAGAAGCAGAAGGATGTCCGGTGGCACTTCAGTAAGCACCAGGTAGAGCTTATTGATAAGCTGCTTAAGGTGTTTGAAGACGAGAAGGTTTCTGAGTCAGCGATTGACTTCCCTAAAGACGAGCTTCCGTCCGACATTTGGGCCAAGAAGGACGAAAAGTACTTCCTTAAGCCTGGCATTAAGGAAAAGGTTTTAAAGTACATTAAGTCGTACCCAGGAAAGGACTTAACGTCGATTGCAAAAGAGATTCACGTGTGTGGAAGCCTTGCAACGAACTTGTATACGCAATACTCAGACTTTGATGTTCACATTGTCCTTGACCAGAAGAAGGTTACAGGCAAGCAGAAGCAAGAGGAGCTTGTTAAGGAGGTTGGTGACTGGAGTGAGGAGAACCCGGATGAGATTGCCGGGCACCCATGCCAGATTTATATCCAGTTGAATCAGGCTCAGGACTATGTTGGCGACTCTGCGTGGCACCTGATTGATGAGTTCTGGGTAAAGGGTCCTAAGGTTACTAAGCTAAACTTTAACCCGTACACTTACTACAAAGACATCTTGGATGAGGTTGCAAAGAAGTCCAAGGACTGTGACGTTAAGCTCGGTGAGCTCAGTCGAAGCGTCATTGACTACGCGTCTATCAAGTCAGCCTTCAAGAGCATCCCGAAGAGTGGTAAGGAATCGCTCAGGAAGCTTATGAAGACTAAGTTAAGGGATATCGAAGGTGATATCGAGTCCTTAACTAAATACAAGAAGGAGTGGGTAAAGAAGCGCAGGAGCGTAAGCCAGCCAAAGACAATTCAGCAGGCTGTGACAGACAAGAGGATGCAGGAGGAGTGGGAGAGGGCAAACGCTGTGTTTAAGTTCTTGGCGAAGTACGACTACCTCCTAACGATTAAGGCTTTAGAGGATATTTTAGAAGACGACGACGTTCTGGATGACGAGGACGTGCACGCGATCGCAAAAGTTTTAGATGTCCATAATGATTTTGACAAGGTCTCTCCCGACCTAACTAACAAGGAGAAAATTAAGTAATGCCTAGAGGAGTGTATGCCAGGAAGCCACTGAAACTAATCACTATTGCCTGTGCAAACTGTGGTAAGGAGTTTGATGTGCCACATTACGACGCTCATAGAGCTTTGGAACCTTATCACACTGTGTTCGTGGTGTAACTTAAAAGCGAATGTTAATAGGCAGAAGTGGCAAAAGTTTTTTGGAACTTTGACAGGGTCTCTCCCGACCCAAAAACAGGAGATACTATAATGACGAACAAGGAAATTGTAAAAGCAGCGTTTGCATCCGCTGAAAAAGAGGCAAGAGAGAAGCAAGTAAACGAGGTAAAGAAAATAGTAACGCGGACTCTGGAGAAACTCGATGCTGTTAAGAAGGAGATCAAGGCGAAGCAGGAAGAAGAGCGAATCCTTAAGATGGACATCGACGATTTGAAGGAAGGCCGTCTTGACCGAATCGCTGAACGGCAGGAGAAGGATCCAGAGGCCAAGAAAGTATCAGTGGTGCTGATTATCAAGGAGAAGGAAGTTGTTCATGTTCCGTCTCCGTGGTACTCGCCCTATACGGTAGTCTGGCAATATTATACCCCGACATTTTCGCCATCAACCGTGATGTATTCGGGTACCGGTGGGAGTGTGGGAATAGCAACAGGTGGTAGCTATACAACTTCTAGCTGCAGCGGGTTTAATGGTGTTTCAATGTCGAACTCTATAGGCAGCAAGAGCTGTAATCTATCGGACGGATCAAACTTTGTTGCGACAGTCACACCCACTTGTATCACGGGTTCGGTTGCCAAGTTTGCTACTGTGGGTAGCTATGACGTAAATGGTCACATTATTAATCTGCGGTAAACATAAATAATAAGTCGGGAGAGACTTTGTCAAGTTTAACAATAACAAGGAGGAAACAAAATGGGTAAGGATTTAGTCAACGAGTTGTTCAAGTTCATAAATAGCGACGAGAGCGTGACGATGAAGAAGCTCCAGGAAGCTTCTGATGCGGCATACGCCGGTGTTGGTAAGGAAAACGCGGACATGCTGAAAGAGCACAACGTGTTTATAAAGAAGATGGGTCTTACAGCTGGAATGCCGAAAGCTGACGAAGGCGTAGTTGTATCCAACCCAGCTAACATTGACAAGCCAGAAGAAGTGATCCAGACGCTAGCCGAGGAGAAGAAGAGCACCAAAGCACCAAAGGCGGCTAAGACTGATGTTAAGTCTGCTGACCGTGGTATTGTCGCTGATCCAGAGAAGGGACCTCTTCAGAAGTCTATGGATAAGGCAACTCCGGATGTTGATAAGAAGTCCGACTTCCAAGTTGCGGCTAAGGTCAGTAAGGCCAAAGTTTTGCAGCCTGAGCCTATCACTGGGGTTACAACTCCTAAGGGCGTTAAGGTTGGATACGAGGAAGAAGGATCATCGGCAGAGCTTGAGGAAGGCACTGTTGTAGCCAACCCGGCTAATATCGACAAGCCAGAAGAAGTGATCCAGACGCTAGCCGAGGAAAGAGCGCTTGTAGCTGTGTCGGATCAGAACATCGCTAATGACATCAAGTCCAAGTATCCAGGCTCACGCATTGTTCAGGATGCAGACAAGAAACAGTGGATAGTAATGGTGCAGGAAAAAGCCGCTGTTCAGGAAGAGAAGACTTCATCTCCTACTGAGTCCGAGATCAAGGCTGCTAGTATTCCGGAAGTTGACGCTGTTGAGAGGAACAAGCTTACCAATATTTCTAAGGCTGATCCCAAGGAGCCGGCTATTAAAGCGGCAGTTGCCAACGTCAGCAAGTCTGACATGGGTGACAAAGCTGTTGGAGATAAGGGCGCATCGACCGCTAAGCAGCATAAGGAAGAAAAGAAGCCTAGTGCCGACACTGGAAAGGCCGACCAGAACGCATCAAGTGCACGTCACGATGCTACTCAGAAGCCGCTTCAGACTAAGACTGGCCCGGATATTGTTGCTAAGCCAGAGATCAAAGATGTGAACACAGTAGCTGGTACAAGCGCGGCGAAGCAGGACAAGCTTACGACTGAGGCAAAGGTTCAGGAAGACGCTGAAGTCACTGTGACCGCCGATGATAAAACTGCAACTATTTCAATGACTGCTGATGGGGTTAACGTTTCAACCTCCGGTGCTACAGCAGAGCCGTCCGTTGTTGAGCCGGCTGAAGGTGAGATAGAGCCAGAAGCTGATCAGGACATGGAGGATGCAGAAGCTGATGAAATGGCTGAGCGTATCTTTGTTAGCGACTACCTTGCAACGCTTGAGGAAGCGAAGCTGACCGAGAAGCAGAAGGCGTTTATCGCTGAAGTTAAGGCAAAGAAACTGTCGAAAAAGAACGCCGACAAGGTCGGAAAAAAGGTAAAGGTTCTTAAGGATAAAGCAGATAAAAAGTGTTGCTAACGTACCGCATACGACAAGGAGAATAAAACATGGATTTGCACAAGTTCATAGGTGAAACACTTAAGATCAACGAAGGGTATCGCGACACGGAAGAGCCTGTTGAGGAACCTGTTGAGGCTCCTGTAGAAGCGCCTGTGGAAGACGCAGGTGTTGCACAGGCTCCTGAAATCAATGACGAGCTCATTGCAAGCCTTGAAAATGATCTACCTGGTCTCAAGGATGTCGACCAGGAAGAGCTTAAGAAGGGTCTTGCTGACGAGATGGAGCACTTCAATACGGTTGGCGGCGACGTTGCTGTTATTGCCAAGATAACACTCGACCATTTGAACGAGTTCCCTGGTCAGAAGTACTACACGGCTCTTGAGCAGCTTGAGTCTGAGCTGAGCAAGGCGGCTGAGCAAGATGTTGCTCCGGCTCCGGAAGCTGAGCCTGTTGCACAAGAACCTGCTCCTGAAGCTCCGGTTGAAGAGCCGGTTGCTATGGAAGCAAAGGTTTCAGAAGAAACTGTTGCCGGTGGTCTTAAGACAGTAGCGATAGACCGGGAAATGATGAAGAAAGAAACAGCCGAGATGCACACTAATCAGGACAGGCTCAAGAAAGAAGAGAAGAAAACGTTAGCTGCAAACAAATCTAGCGGAGTTTAGGGAGAGTACCCACTAAACACCCCTATTTTGGGGCCTAATAGGGCATAGGAGTGACCATAATGCGTGATTTGATAGATCATATCCAACGTGACAATAGGCCATTAAACGAGGTTTCTTGGGGTCAAGTGGCTGGTGGGGCGGCTTTGATCGGCGCCCTGGCTACAGCCAGCCCGGGACCCGCCTTAGCTCAGCAACAGCATCATGCACCTAAACATCACCATGTTGCGGCTAAGCACTATACGGAAAACGACTATGTGGATGCCATAGTTGGAGAGGCCTCGTCTAAGGGGTATTCGGGGATGCTTGACATTGCATGTGCTATACGCAACAGAATAAAGAGTCCCAAGCACGCTAAGCGCCCACTAAAGCAAGTGTACGGATACAAGGCAAATCACAACAAGTCTGAGCCTCAAGAAGTGTGGGATGCAGCTAGAAAAGCTTGGGCAGACTCAGCTAAACAAGACACGGTTAACGGAGCTACTCTTTGGGGTAACGCTAAGGACGTTGAGAAGTTTAACACGACTTGGGATATGTCAAGAGTAGATCAAACGGTATCAAGACATGGGCACACCTTCTTCGCAGAAAAATAATGTTCCAAGAGAGGATGTTATGAAGCACATGACTGGCACGTGGTTAGAAGAAGAGAGTAGTGAGGTGGTTACGCTGCTTTCGAAGATCACGAAAAACTTTAATACAATTTCTGATCTTTTGTCCCGTAAAACCATTGTAACTGACACAAGAGAGGCGTGTAAAAAGTGGTTGCTCAAGCCTCTCTTTGACAATGACACGTGTTCTGTTGGTATCGTTCTTATTAAGAGCAAAGATTCTGGTCCGTGTGAGGAGCACGTTCACCACAGAGCTGTTGAGTACCTCATTGTCACGAGTGGCAGCCTGATGCTAAACATGAACGGAGAGAACATACGAGTTCTGAAACCAGGAGATTGCGCGGCTATACCGGCAGATGTCCCACATTTTAGTACGCCTCTTGAAGATAACACAGAGCATATTTATGTGACCGTACCTAGAGATAATGACATACCGTCATTTAAAAACATTGACGTTGTGGAATACTTAGACAAGGGAGTCTAGCATGCCTGGTGATGCACTTACAAAAGAAGAGTTTAAAGCGGCTCTCGAGGTTCAGGCCAAAGCTACTGAGCAGATGGTCCTGATAGCTACGTCTTTGAGGGAGATTACCGTTGAACTAAAAGAAGTGCACTCGCGTTTGTCAAACGGAGCTATAAAAGATATCGTCCAGGGTGTTACTGAAAACTACAGCGGCATTCACAAGGAAACAGTGTCATGTTTGCTTCGGATAGAAGAGTATCAGAAGGATACCCAGGACATGCTTACATCAGATGTGCTGGTAAAGAAAATATCTGACACGATCTCTACCGGAACGTTGAGTCGAATCGAAGACGCTATTATTACGAAGCTTCCAGTAACTATTATTGAAAGGTTCAACAATAGCGGAATGGCAAAGGATCTGGACAGGGCTAAGTGGTTTATCGGTATTGTCGGAATTGCCATTGTTGTTGCTACAGTAGTCATTCGCGGTATCGATACTAGATTTGTTGCGGGGAACCAGGACAAAGAGATCCAGCGTGTCGAGAAGGTTCTTGCGGATCACTTAGAGCCACCGACAGCAGCGTCAGGAGCAAGGTGACGGAATGAGCGGAATAATCCCTAGGGAAACGGCGAATGTGTTCAGGGATTTCAACGATGTCGGAGTTGACATCTTCGGAATCGATTGCGACCTGTACATACCAATAAACAAGACATCCATAGAGCACAGTGACGCGTATGAGAGTCCTATCGATGTCATTTTCAAGAAGTACCCACAAAATAAGGTGTGGGTGCACTGGTCTGTTAAGGACCTACGCAGGCTCCGCAAGATGGGAGTGTTTGCTGAAAACGAGACACCCATTATCGCGTATTTTAAGAACTTTCCTGAAGTAACCATCAACAGCTACATTAAGGTGGAAGTTCGGTATATACCCAACAACTTTGACACTGACGAGTTTGAGGTTGTCGATATATTGATGAAGGGCACCTACGACAGTGAGATTCTAAGGCCTTACAAGCTGGCACCAAGACGTGCACGTAGCCCACGGGTAGGTCTCGTATGAAGTTTAACGCCAAAGCCGCGGCGTGTGTGCTCCTAGCCAACAAGCTCTACATAGACTACTTAGGTTCCGTAAAAGAGCTACATGGGGTCGAGGTAGAGCACTTCGCCGAGCAGTGGCTGGACAATACGCTATATGGGGATTACAAGACGATGAGAGAGTCTGTGTGGAAGCATTTTATAGCACGTCTAGTGGAACGTCGAAAGGACGAAGCCAATGACTAAGATACCGTCTTTTATCCACATTATCGATGATGCGATGAAAGCGGCTGTCTTCCAGAGATTTGGAGACTTTTTCGGACTGACAGACAGAAGCAAGGATCTGGTATTTCAACCGAAGTCAATCTCTCAGCGTAAGATTGCTGAGAAGAGGGGGGAGGCTAGCGTAGAGTTCATTAGCCTTTGGAGAAATAAGATCTCTCCTGATTGGACCAGGCAGCGTACTTCAGTGGCCAGGGATGGTATCAACCTTAAGTACACGGATAGCGGTAAATCAACACTTGTTAACATAAAGGCTGTTCCTGTTCAGATGGACTACGAGCTTAGGTTCTGGAGCCGCGACTTTAACTCTATAACGTATGCTGCTGAGTCTTACTTGAAGTGGTTTCAAGACTTCCCAAACCTTGTTGTTAACTACAACGGTTTGTACGAGATGGATATGTATATGAAGTTCGGTTCATGGACGGACGAGACAGATTACAACATCTATGAGAAAGGACTGTATTATGTAGCTGAAATGCCAATAACTTTGGACGGCTGGGTTATGACCACAATTAACACACCGACGATCCTGAAGATCATTGTGGATTTGTACCTGAGGAATTATGTAGGTAATCAGACTCAGGATCTGTTCATTGATGAGTATGTAATTACTGCCACGCCATGAGTGAACTACTAATGTGTGATATGGAAACAATAATAAAGGAGGAAACAGAATGAGCGTATTTTATGTGTCACCTGGAGTTTATACGGTTGAAAAGAATTTGAGTCAGTTGGTTCCGACTATTGCGACGACTTCCGCGGGTATTGCTTTCTATTCGACGAAGGGAAACACGAACGCTGTTACGCTGATGTCGAGCTCCCAGCAGTTCATTGCCGAATACGGAGAACCGACTCTTGGAAATCCCGGGCACTACTCTGCTTTGGCATACTTGCAGAACGGAAACCAGCTCTACTGCTACAGGGTTCAGAGCGGGGCGCTTTACGGCGGAGTAAACATTAAGTCATCAACAAGCATTCAATCGAACGCAGCAATATCCACTGGAGCGTCAACGACAGACTTTGTTGTGACGTCAGGTCAGGACAACTTATTCCAGATCTATGGCGTTAATCCTGGATCCTGGAATAACAATCTCAGCATCGGCATTGCTAATGTTAATGTCGGTCCGAACTTAAGCTCTAATGCGTTTGACATCCTTGTGTTCAACCTGATCAACGGCAGCTACGTGCAAGTTGAGAAGTGGACAGTTTCAAGGAAGCAGCAGCTAGACGGGTATGGAAGACAGCAGTACCTAGAGACGGCTATTAACGGCTACAGCCAGTACATTATGGTTGCCGATAGCTCTCTTGCAGACAGCGTCCTTCCTAAGGCTCAGACGTACGGGTACAACACAGGTGTTTGGACGGGTCTTAACATGGCGAGAGGAAGCAACGGAACGGATCTTATTGCCAACTACTCTTCAGGCCCTTACCAGCTTGGTTGGGATAAGTTTGCTAACCCAGACGACATTGACATCCGTGTGTTGATTGGTGCTGGCCAGACGGCTACAGCGATTCAGGCGTACATTACAAATATCTGCGAGACGCGTAAGGATTGTATCGCGATATTGGACATCCCGGACACGATGACAACGTCAGTTACCTCGATGGTCAACTGGAGGACGGGTACACAGAACATCAACTCGTCATACGCGGCTCTATACGCTCCGATGGTCAAGGACTATGACTCGTTTAACGATACGATCGTATTTCTTCCAGGTTCGGGGTACGTGGCGTCACAGTTCGCCTACAACGACTATGTGTCGGACGTGTGGTATGCGCCGGCCGGTCTTAACAGAGGCGTGCTGAACGTTCTTAGCGTGTGTAACAAGAACGGTGACAGGATGGTGTTCTCTCAGGGAGACAGGGACGCGCTGTATGCGGCCCAGATCAACCCGCTTCAGGTGTTCAGCGGTTCTGGAAACGTTATTTGGGGCCAGAAGACACTGACATCGCTGCCGTCGGCTCTTGACAGGGTTAATGTGAGAAGGCTTCTCATTATTCTTGAAAAGACTATGTCTGTTTCGCTTAAGCAGTTCGTATTCGAGCCAAACAACGACACAACGCGTTTCAGAATTACCGCAATGCTTGAGACGTTCCTTGACCTGCTCTCCGCAAAGGGAGCTTTCCAGACTGAGCTAGGAGATAAGGGATACATGGTTGTATGTAACGCTACAAACAATACCCCGGCTATCATCGATCGTAATGAGCTTGTCGTAGACGTGTTTGTGAAGCCTTCTCGTGCAGCTGAGTTCCTCCAGCTGAATGTGATCGTGACACCTACTGGGACTTCATTCAATGAGTTGATTGCGCAAGGTACTATCCTGTAAAATGAAAAAAATACACGGAAACACTGGACGAAGGCCTAGTAACTATGTGCCTCGAGAAACACGACTTTGTATGTGTGGTTGTAATGGTTATTTTGTTTGTAAAGTAAACTCCAAACAACGTTACATTCGTGACCACCATACAAAGTCGGTGGAGTTTCGAGAGGCGCAGAGTAAAAGGTACACGGGAAGGAAGCTACCGCAAGAGACTAAGGATAAGATTAGTCTTTGGAATGTAGGTAAGAAAATGCTTCCGGAACAGGTTGAGAAGAGTGTGAATAGTAGATTGAGAAACTCTAAGCTGCGTGGTCATTACTTTTCTCCTAAGACTATAGAGTGTATGAAAATAGCGGCGATGAGCCCCGCTGTTCAGAAAAATAAGAGAGATGGGCTTAGGAAGTACTTATCTAATGATAGTAACTTGCGGAGAAAGTCTAGGACATCTCGTAATCTGTGGATGGATCCAGTGTATCGAAAGAAGTGTATAAATGGTGCTATTGAAAGCCCAAATAATGCTGAACGATACTTGGAAACTTTGTTAGGTGAGCTTTTTCCAGATGAGTATAAGTTTGTTGGTGATGATAGTTTCAGAATTGAATCGTATAACCCAGACTATGTGAACATAAACGGACAGAAGAAAATTATAGAGTTGTTCGGAGAACGTTGGCATAGGGGGGCTGAGAAAGAGAAGCAGGATGCACGAAAACTTAAAACATACAAAAAGTATGGCTATTCTGCCCTAGTTGTCTGGGGAAGTGAGCTAAAAAATAAAACCACATTGGTTGAAAAACTAAACATGTTTCATTACGGAGGTAAAAATGAGTAATAACATTGGTATAGATTCATTAAAAGGAAATCTTACAAACCCGGCTAGAACATTTATGTGGGACGTGCTGATCCCTGTTCCGGTTGGATCTGGTTCCTCAACAACGTATCAAATCAGGGCGCAGTCTTCAAGCATTCCTGGTCGTTCTAATGCGGCAATTGCGATCCCTTACAAGCAGACCGCCGGTGTCATGGTCGCTGGTAAGTTGGAATTCCCGCATACATGGCAGTGTACGTTCATCGAGGGTGAGGATAAAAAGGTGTTTGATGCCATTCACTCTTGGCAACAGAATATCGTTAACGATGCGTTCGGAGTTGGTACTGGAGATCCGTTCTACAAGACGGACGTCTACATCTCGCTTCTTACAACAACGGGCGATACGTTCATGAAGATCAAAATCAAAGGTGCATGGGTTCAACAGATTCAGGATCTTGCTCTTGCATATTCTGATAATGAAACTGTTAAATACACTGTCACGTTTGAGTATGACAGTTGGGAAGACGCGTCGTAATGGCTGATCTCGGTGTTATTGGGCAGTTCGTCACCAATCCTACTGATTTCCTTCTAAGGTATGCACGTCTCCAGAGGAACTACCTCTGGGACGTGCTGTTACCTGATGTCGGGATCAATATGCTTGGACTAGGCGGCTTGGCGATAGGGCAGCTTGTCCAATCCGTGCAGTTTGGTGACTACAGCATGGATGACATCAAGACTATGCGTGTAGGTCCATATACCGCTAATTTTGCCGGCATGCTGAGTGTTCAGAAAATACAGATGTCATTTTTAAAGATACAGCCGGATATAGTGTCAATGTACTTTAACGCGTGGAAGAAGCTTATTGTTGATGAAAACACAGGTTTGTTTTCCACAAAGTCAAAGTACCAGAAAACGATCTTCGTTAGGTTTATTGATCAGTCTGGAATAGCCTTTGGCAGGTATAAACTTATTGGATGTTTTCCGACGTCATTTCCATCGTATCGTGACTTGAACTATGAGTCGAATACTGTGACTAAGCTGCAGATAGAGTTTTCAGTCGACAAGCTGGAGTACGAAATTCTATGACGACATCGTTTGAGGGTTTTATTGACTATATTAAAAATAACCATGTTTCAGAGAACGTTAACGCGCACACTGAGGAGATTAAGAACTACCGCGGAAAAATCATAGCCGTCATTGACTACAAGCCGAACGGAGACCAGGAGATCAAGAACTACCGCGGAATGATCCTCGGGGTATACAGCTCATCACAAAACGTAACTAAGGACTACAGGGGGAAGATATTGAGCACAGGCAACACTCTTACAATGCTCCTAAAGGATACCAAATGAGTAGTTTGTATGAGTTTATAACCGACAAAGGGGGTATACCTAGAAGCACACCATGCTCCGAAATTGTTTTCATGGTTATTGGCCGAGTTTTTGAAACAGCATTCAGACCTATCACCTATAGACAACAAGGAAGAGCTAGTTACATTGGCCAGGAAGCACAGCCCATTTTGGGATGTTAACAATGGGAAGACCTTATGTACTAAATGTCATACAGCTTTTCATAGGAAACACGGTTACAAATTAATTGATTAACTGAACAAAACTTTTCTCACAAAAAGAAAAAGAAAAGGAAAATTAAATGAGTGACTACACTTTCTTCAATATCACACTTCCATCAAAGTGCCTTGTCTATCAAGGCATAGACCCCACCCAGATCCAGATCAGAACTCTTAAGGGCGAAGACGAAAAGCTCATCGCTGAGATCAGTTCTGACAACTTCGATAAGAAATACAATATGGTTTTAACCAGAGTCCTCAAAGGGATTGATCCGCTTAGACTCACCCTTGGAGATAGGTTCTACATCGTTCTCTGGGAGACCATCAACTCTTACTCGAAGGACTTCCCTATTGAGCACACTTGCTCAAGTTGCTCGCAGAAATCTAACTATAACGTTGATCTGTCACAACTTGAGACTATGGAGCTTCCGGATGGGTACACAGAGCCGTGTGAACTTACACTACCGAAGTCTGGAACAAAGATCAAGCTTCGGTTGCTTACGGTTAAGGATCTTATTGAGATTGATAGTATCGACAAGCTTGGTCAGAACACGTGGCTCTACAGGCCGGCGATAAGTATTGTTGATAATAGGTCATTGGCAGACAAGCTAGACTATTTGAGTAAGATCGATACACAAGACCTGGAGTACATCCGGGCTTTTCAAGAAGCTTTCGAGCATGGTGTGAAGATGCAGACAAATTACACCTGTCCAAAGTGTGGAGGGAACGGCGTAATGCCGGTGCCCTTTCGATTTGAGATGCTTCTTTCGTATGGCGAGACCCTTAAGCGACGTGTTGGAGATGCAATTCGCGCTTCAATACTATCTTCATATGTCAATAAGTGACTTTAATCATAACGATATGAAAGATAACGAGTGGCTATATGGGCGCCTCTGTGAGAAGAAGAAGCAAGAGATAGAATCCAATAAGAGGTCATAAGATGGATCCCAAAATGAATGCACCGATGGACGAAGCAGCATTATCAAAAAAAATCCTTGAGAAGATGTATGAGCAGGTCCAAAAGAGCAAGGGCTTTTCTGGGGTTCAGAAGTATGCCAGGGACGTGCGTGACATAGCTCCAAGATCTGAATCCGGTGAAGCTATCGGAGCACTTCTTGACATTGCGAGGCAGCTGAAGAACAGATTTTCACCTGCTAAAGCCGCGAAGCTAGAGACTGTTCCTACCCCAGGAACAGCTCCAGCTTCACAAACGTCTTCTACAAAGGCAAGTCCAACAATTGGCGAAGAAGCTACCAAAGATCGCACTGAAGAGGTTAGGGATAGGGCCCATAAGATTTGGGAACATCAGGGTAAGCCTGAAGGAAAAGCTGAAGAACACTGGAGCGCGGCTGAGAGGCATCAGGACGCCGTGGAGTCCATTCAAGAGGGTGTTCACAAGTTCTTCTCGATGGATGCGTATAAAGCTAAATGGACTAAAGACCTTCTTGAGGCAGTTCAGGGCGGAGGTCCTAAAGAGGGGGATGCTGCTCCTAAGAAAGACGTAAAGGATACGCTTGAGGAGTTGGCAAAGATGGGCGGTATTGCGTCAACACTGGCTGTTCTTATCGGTGACGCTGTTCCTATCTTTATGGCCGGAGCGGCCGGCGCTGCACTTGGCTCATGGATTAGCGGGTGGGTAAAGAACCACGGTGACTTTTTAAGTGGTAAAAACGGGATATTTACAAAAGCATTCGAGCTCGGTGACAAGCTAAAGTCCAGTATGACTATGGCTGGTCCTATGGGGCTACTTTCTGGTTTAGGAAAGATGCTCGGACATAAGGCGACAGAAAACAAGAATGAAAAGCTTGTTGACCGCACAACTGAACTTACGGAAAAAGGAATGAAGCCGGATGCTGCAGCACGCAGGGCGCAAGCTGAACTAAAGCAGACGACTTCCGATAAAGACGTTAACAAAACGCAGCTAAAAGATGTTGCGATGAGTGGTCCTATGGGTCTAGCCGCATCTTTAAAAGGTGCCCGTAGTGAGGTTAAAAAGACGTCGGTTCAGGAGAAGGCTAGGTTGGCCGGAACTGTAAATCATACTGACTTCAAAATGGATAAGTCTCAAAAAGCTGAGTATGACAAGGAAATGAAGGGTCGGTTTAAAGGAGTAGCTAACAATACCAGTGATGAGTTTGAACGCAAGAACGAAGTCAGCGATATGCGTAAGAGTGAAATGCAAACTATGATCTCCGCTGCCAAGTCAGGCAGTGTTGATGAGACGGGCACCAGTCAGCGGATACTTAAGGAAGTTCCTTTAAATAAAGAGGAAGCTGCTCTGCAAAAGGAGTTAAAGGAAGCCATAGACAAGTTACATCAAGAGATGGCTGCGACGCATCAAACTATAAAAGATGGCGCTAAGAATGGATCCACAAAAACCCCAAGCGGGTATGACGCCAACAATACGCGAAACCCGTTTCTTTCCGGAATGGCTGCCGGTGTAGTTGGGTTGACTAGAAGAGGGTAATTATGGGATTACTAAGCATAGACTTTGGTAAAGCATTAGGTCAGGTACTTCCAACAGTATGTGGTATTCCGGACAGTGTTCTTAGCGGCATAAGTGCTAGGTACATAGTAAAGATAACAGCAAATTATGGGCAGTCCCTCGCCACACAAGGTCTGGGACAACTGGATAAGAGTATGGCGCCACAACAACAGGAGTTTGTTGTAAATGGTTACCTTCAAGACAAGATCGCCATGACAGCGTCTTCGAAGTGGGAGGGCCTAACACAAGCTATACCAGGAATGCAGTTTATTGAGGGGGCGTTAGACACAGCTTCTCAAGCTCTTTCAGGCACGTCAACACGCACACCGCTTACAACGAGAAGAAAATGGGCCGGGTCTGATCCGATAGGTATGAGTATGAAGTTGAAGTTTGAAGCATTTGAGGATGCCTATAGTGAAGTGATTATGCCGTGTATTGGTTTGCAAGGTTTGACACTACCACGTGGCGGCGTTGGAAATACATTCTTTCTAACGCCTCCGGGACCGAACCCGTTCAATATCAAGCTAAAGAGTGGCGTTGAACTCGAGCGTAATGAGTCTATTACCATAGATATTGGGGGAGGGTTTTTAAAGTTTGATAGTGTCATCATTAAAAGTGTGAAGGTTGTATTTGAGAATAGAATGACTGAGCGGGGACCGGTTGGAGCCGAAGCTGATATTGATTTTGAGACTTACCAGATGCTTACACGTGAAGACTTGATGAAGATCGTTAACAACAACAGAATCCCCGAGATGACCGGGACTTTAGGAACACCAGCACAGTCTGCCACGCCCGTAAAGATGTCGGGTGGGGCAAGTGGAGGGTGGTAGTATGGACCGCACAAGCTTCTTCAACATGGTTACAAATGACAACAACAAAGAGTATGACTTTTTATACAACAATTTATCTCGGTTCGCCATGCGCTACACAGTAAGTTACTACCAAGTCATATCCTCAGACGTAATGCGTCCGGATCTAATTAGCTACAAGCTGTATGGGACTGTTGACTATTGGTGGATCCTCCTTTACGTAAACAAGATTGACAACCCATTAACGGATATCGAAGTTGGTAAGGTTCTTACTGTTCCTAACGTTTTAGATATTTATCAGTTCTACAAACAGTATGCACTAAGGTAGACGAATGCTCGGAAATTACTATGTACTCCTAAAATTTGGCGAGACGGTGATCCCGCTGAGCACTTCCATCATCCGGGAACTAACAATCGCACAAGACTACAACAAGTTTCTTCCTGAGATCAGGTTGCGACTGGATGATGCTACCGGGGCGATGACACATACCGCTCCGTTTGATAGGGGTATGAGTAGTATTTACATTGAGTTTGCTCAGAGCCAGGATGCTGTGGACAAAAATGCCATGAGCTTTCAGGTGTACACGAGGGAGCCTAAAAGCAATCAGAGTACTCCGGCATCTGAGTATGATGCTACAGGTCTTTTAGATGTTACAAAGATGTTTAATCCAGATTATACCCGCGGGTTTTCTGGCAGCATCAAGGAGTCTTTGGAAGGCATAGCAAAGAAGGAGATTGGGGTAGCACAGACCAGTGTAAGCGGATCTCTTGACTACAAACTAAACCTTCTTCAGCCAAACTGGACGAACGCTCAGTTTTTTAACCATCTAAAAGATAACCTTATAGGTAAGGATGGCGAGTACGGATTCAAAAGTTTTGTAACAACGCATAACGGAAAGAACACGTTCGTGTTCAGAGCTATTTCCGAAATGATTGATGATCCTGTTACATATAAGTTTATGTTAAGCGACACTCAATATGAAGACCAGAACCCAGTTTTTCAGTACTTCATTTATGACAACTATAAAATGTACGGCGCATTTGGAGCAAAGGCACAGGGGTACACCTACTATGACTACACAAAAGGGGTAGTCGTAAATGCGACTGAGACGGCTCAGACGTACACGTCACTGTCCGACTACTTTATGATCGATGAGAGTGACACAATGGATAGCAACACACTCAATGCAACAGGAAGATCTAATGACTTTACAGCTAACTTCTCTGGCCTGGTAAAGTCAAGCTACGGAAATAGGCTCGTTGGTTTAGCGAAGATGTGGATTACTACAATGGGCCTTCCTAACATTTCACCTGGGAATGTAGTACAGATATTTTTCCCACACGGATCTCCTGGATCGGAGCTGTATTCTTACCAATACTCCGGATATTGGCTGGTTGAGCGTGTTGTTCATAACATGGGGGATGCGTTCTTAACTAAGCTTATGCTTACACGGCACGGCGTGGACACTGACAAAGACACTTCTCTTATGCAAGCAGCTATTTCAAAGGCGTCTTAATATGGCAACTGACCTCGGGGCTACAGGACTTAGCGTAAATGATGATAAGTTCTACGGAACTTATCGCGGTATCGTTGTAGACAATAGTGACCCATTGCATCTAGGTAGGATAAAAGTTCAAGTCATCCCGTACTTCGTTGGAATAGATAAAGACATTTTACCGTGGGCTACTCCTAAGAACCCGTTAGTCGAGGGGTCTTGCGGGGGCGCTAGTGGTTACGGAGGATTAGCCGGCTCAGCGGCGTCAGGATACAGTGGGTACGGAACGTTCGCAGTTCCTCAGGTTAACTCCCAAGTGTGGGTGTTCTTTGAGGCCGGTGACTTGTACCAACCTGTGTATGACGGCGAAGCACAGGACGCAATGCGTGGAGTTCCGATCGACGCGAACACCAATTACCCGAACCGCAAGGTTACAAAGACTGTTTGCGGAATAACGACCATCATCGACAACGTAGACAAACAGGCGATCATATACACGGCCTATGGTATCAACGGAACGATCGATGACAAGAACAAGACTGTCACGATCAGCACTCCTGGCGGGATCATTGGGAAGATAGATGACGCGAATAGCACCATAACCATCACGCATCCATCGGGGTCGTTCATAGAGTTCTTTCCAGATGGGAACATTCAAGTTATGGCGGTAAAAGACGATGCAAATATATACATGAAGGTTGGCAAGGGCAACATCAACCTTGAGGCTACAAATAATGAGATCAATCTAGTGGCAGGGGGGTCTGTGAACATACAGGCGCCAGAGACAGTTGTGGACGGAAACCTGCGTGTCGGGACCGGGGACACGGGGACATTTGTCACCGGGACAGGGGATACAGTCACGGTGGATAACGGGATTATTACTGGGGGGCTAATGTAATGGATATGACGCTTAATACAATTCAGTGGTACTTGGGGTCGTCTGGTGTTCCGCTGGACACATCTAAGATCACTGTAGTAGCTGGTGCTATCACAAAGTGGACTGAGACGCAGGTTCCGGAGCCAACGGTCGCTGAGCTGGCGACGATCAAGACGAACTATGAGGCAGCGTATTCCACTGCTATCACGGACTTCAGCGAGTATTCTGATTTTTATGACAACATGATCGATAAGATCAATGGTATCCCGAATTGCAAAGAGCTTGAGGCGTACGCGCAGAAGCTTGTTACGGAGTACTTTACCAACATGATGAAGGATCAGCTAAAGAAGATATCAACTTTGGCGTCGCTTGGTGGTAATGGTAGCTTGAGCCTTTCAAACCTCGGGTCTGTGATTTCCTGGATCACAAAGTTTGTGAACTCAAACCTGGTCGGGCCATACGCTAAGATGATGGCTCTTTACACGATTACGATCACGAAGCAGGCGCAGGTTGTTGAAGCGGTTGCAAACAAAATGTCGGAGCTTGAGTGCTAATATGAGTTCTCCCTGGTCGCAAAATCTACTTGCAAATCCTAGCTTTGAGACAGAGTCTAGTCTTCTGACTAATCCAAGTTTTGAGACTTGGACTGGTTTTACTGACTTACTCGTTGATGGGGGATTTAGTTATTGGACTTCTGCGACTACGATGAATTTTTGGGGTCTGTCTGGAGGCGGAACAGGTACTCTTTCTCAAGAGACAGTCATCGTTAAAACAGGTACATACTCCATAAAGTTGACTCCAGGTACTTTGGCATGTTGGGCGGGATCTACAACGAATTTAGATGCAACACTTTATAGAGGTCAGACGATTGTTTACTCAGTATGGATGAAATCTGATAATACTGTTTCAAACGCTGTTGTTTGCTACATTACAACAGATGGCGCATCTCCTCTTGTAGTTGGTGGAACCTACCAAAACTCTGGGGAGTGGGAGTTTGTCACCTGTTCTGGTATTGTTCCGAATGATGCAACAATGATCGGGTTTCAGGCCGGAAGAGTAGAGTCTACTGCCAATGCCCCCGCATACTTTAATTCTGCTGTTTGTTATGTGATGCAATGCCCAACGAGCTGGAGTTTTGGTGGTGAGACCGGCCAGTCTGTTGCTAGGGAAGAGGGAATGATTCACAACGGTTCTTATTCAGTAAGGCTTGCCAACACGAATGGGTACTACTCCTCGTTTCACAGCTTTGTAACTCCGTATGCATCATATTTAAATCAAACTGTGGTCTTTGGTGCATGGGTGTGGGCGTCCGTTCCAAACATTGCATTCATCGATATTTATGATGGAATTGCAGTGACGCGTGCTTACCATCCCGGAGATTCCGAGTGGCATTTTATTTCGTGTACTCAAACAATATCGAATAGTGCAAATCAATTGCGTGCGGAAGTTGGTATTGGAACTACCGCATCTGTATGTTTTGTAGATAAGATAGCGATGTATGTAATGACGGCTCCGACAGGGTGGACTAACAACGCGTCAACTTTTTGGAGAGAGGAAAGCATCGTAGAGACAGGTTCTTATTCTCTTGGAATGAAGTGGGTGACCAATGGTTACATGGGCCAGAACATAGTCAGTACAACCTACCCACTTTCATATTGGAAATTAAGAACTATAACCGCAAGTGTTTGGTGCTATGCCACAGATGTCGGAAAAGCATTGATCAGCATAAATGACGGTTTTGGATTCACAAATACGTATCACCCTGGCGGAGGATGGAAACTATTAACTGTTACTAGAACCATAAGCAGTTCCGCTGTCGCTGTTACAATTTATCTCGGCATAGAGGCAACTTCTACAACTTTAGCTTACTTTTCCGGAACTACAGTAACAGATAGTGTGACCGGGGATGTAACGATTATAAACCCGAACTTTGATCGGTGGCCGGGGTTGGTTCCAGCCAGCTGGACGTTGGCCGGTACTAACGCCGGAGTATCAATGTCCACGCAGTACGTTCAAGATGGAGTTTCATCTTGCAGGCTGCTGCGTTCTGGAACAGATTGCAGCTTCTACCAGATTGTGCCGGCGAATGTGTACAAAGGAAAAGGGTTGTATTTAGGAGCTTGGGTGTGGGCGTCCGTTCCGGGTGTTGCTAGGATCAGTATAAGTAGTGATCAGGACGGATTGACTACTAGCGATTTTCACTCCGGAAGTTCTAAGTGGGAATGGCTTAGTGTTGAAAAATTAGTTAGTTCCGCGGCTACTTCTATTATCGAGTACCTCGAGATAGTTGGAGTAGATACACCCGTATTTTTCGACGGTGCTATCTCATTTATAAGCAGTACGTCCACTACAGCAGTGTCCGATCGTCCTGCGGATAAGCAAGTTGCGTCAGATGGTCATGTTGAATCTGTGGTTATAGTGAACGGTGGGACTGGGTATAGTGCATCGACTCAGGTAACGATAGGATGCCCTCCGGGAGGGCTGGTTGCTTATGAGAACGAGTACACGACCAGGACATTCACTGCTGATGACGTGTTTACCCCTACTGCGTCTGGAACTATGGAAGTGTACGCGTGGGGCGGAGGAGGCGGAGGCGGTACAGTTGGTGGATGGGTGTATGGATCTCAAGGTGGTGCTGGCGGATTTGCCTACGGTATGGTGTCAGTGACGGCCGGAACAAGATATAAAGTAGTTGTTGGGTCTGGAGGTCTTGCTAATGCTATTGGATGCGCTCATGGGGGAGGCAGCCCAGCTACAAACAACAACGTAGACAACAGATATTGTGGCGGCGGTGGCGGGTTATCAGGGCTGTTTTTGAATCTGTACACACAATCAAACGCTATTTTGATTGCTGGAGGCGGAGGCGGAGGCGGGTCAGCACGAAGTGGAACTGGGAATGCTGGAGGAGGCGGAGGTGGTACTAGTGGGCAGATGGGGTTTGCCCCATACCCAGTAACTACAGATCCTCTTCCTACTGGTGGAACTATTACTACAGATGGTCTTTATACTGTTCATACATTTACGAGCAGTGGAACGTTTCAGCCAATGGTTGCCGGAACAGTTAAAGTTCTTGTGGTTGGCGGCGGTGGTGGCGGTGCTAGTGGTCAGAGCGGAGTGAATGCGGGTGCCGGAGGCGGGGGAGGAATAGTTGTTTATAATGCTGCATACTCTGTAACTACGTCTCCTATTACAGTAACAGTCGGTAATGGAGGTGCTGGAGGTACAGGAAACGGTTCTGGAGGACATAATGGAACTAACTCTGTCTTTGGAAGTATCACTGCTACTCCTGGGTATGGTCCTAGTGCGTCTTCAAGGACAGGAGGAGGAAACGCCTCTTATGCTGGTGGAACAAACAATGTGTATCCGAACAGCGGAGGAGGAGCAGGAGCTACTTCAGTAGGATATGGAAGCAACGGTGGAGTTGGATATACATCTGACATTCGTGTTGCCTTGACTCCAGTTCAGTACGGAGGTGGTGGAGGCGGATCAAATAGTGGAACAGCAACTGGGGGTGGAGGTACTCCAAATCAAAGCGCAACTGCTAACACCGGAGGCGGTGGTGGCGGCGGAACTGATCCTGGTGGAAATGCACATGGTGGTACTGGGGGAACCGGTGTCGTTATAGTTAGGTATCTCACGTCTTCTCAACACACTTCGGGTTCCTATGGTGGAAACCCTGGAACGCAGGTTGGTGCAGGTGCTGATGCAACACGCACTGGTCCTTACACTGCGTCAGGTCTTCAGGGTGCACTGCAAGGTGGGCAAGTACGGATTAATAGCTACGGTGGTGGCGGTGGCGGCGGGTATTATGGCGGATCTGCGGGCGGATATGGGGAAACTAGTACTATGGGCGGTGGTGGAGGTGGATCTGCATATTACAATGGATCTTATGTAACGCTTCCAACATTGATATCGGCTAATGGCACGATTCCAGGTTCCGTGTCTAACAAGTATAGGGGGTTGGCGGGGTCTGCTGGGTCAATAGCAGGACCGGGGGCTCGTGGAAAAGTTGTCATTAAGTATGTAACCGCTTTAATGGATGTCACCACAGAGACTCCATATAGTACTTCCACTCGTGCAACTGCTCTTCCTACGATTTCTGCTGGAGTCATTACCGCAATTACTGTTATAGACGGTGGTTCTGGGTATTATCCTGATTTTAATGCAGATACTTTTAACCCGTATCCTCCGGTTACAATTTATGATCCGATCGGAACTGGAGCTGGGGCAAACGCGGTTTGCTATGTTCCTGAGGGGCTTCCGCAGACTCCGTCAGGGGATGTCAGGCATCATCATTTCACGATTATGCATAGTAAGACTGTGAAGTCGTGGGGGTATCCTGAGAATTATGACTTGGTGCAGGGGGATGCGAATGTTTCGTCGTATTTGCCAAATAATACTGGGTTCGTTAATTCAAGTCCATTGGCAGTAATCCCAATTCATGTAGCATCTGGTCAGAATAGTTCTTATGTCCTTGATTCTTTGGGGAGGGTGTGGGTTGGTGGTTTTAATACTAGCTATGAATTGGGTCTTGGAGACACGACAAATCGATCTGTTTATACCATGATTCCTACTGCATATTTCGGAAATGTTCCTGTTGTTAAAGTTAAGGCATTTTGGAACAGTACGATGTATGCATATGCCATAACCGCAGATGGAAATGTTTATAGATGGGGGTACAACAACCAAGGACAACTTGGTACTGGAAATTCAAATAACGTTGCAACACCAACTATATTGTCATCGCCATTTGGTATTCTAGATATATCGTATATGGGGGCTAGCGGTTATTCTGGAACAATGTTGCTTGATTCCTGGGGGCAGGTGTGGGTGTGCGGGTATAACGGATATGCTAATTTATCAGACGGAACTACAACGCAGCGAAGTACCTTCCAACTCTATAACACAGCTGCAGGTACACCGTTGACTGGGGCATGCAGAGTCTGGGGTGGTGGTGCGGATGGATCATACATAGATTCATATGTACGGTGTTATGATGGTCGCCTGTATGCTGCCGGATATAACGCAAATTGCCAACTAGGAAATGGAACTACTACAAGTACACAGTCGGCAACAGGATACTGTTCTCGCGTTTTAAAGAGTGACTCCTCAAACTTTACGTGTGATAAGTGGTGGATTCAACCGGGGTCTACTGGTGGGAGCACGTGCAGCTCATATGTTAGGGAAACTGGAACTGAGCTTATTTATGGTTTTGGATACAATGGTCAGGGGGAGCTCGGACTTGGAGATACTTCGAGTCATTCTACTGCAACCGTAATTTCACAACTCACTGGTCTTCGTGGTACTGCTCGTGTACTTGATATAGCAGTTGGTCACGGAAGTGATAACTCATATACAGCATGTCTTTTTTCTGATGGAAGAGTGGTGAGTGCCGGATATAATGGTAACGGACAATTGGGTGACGGTACTACAACTAATAGAAGTAGCTGGGTTACTACACCTTGCGCACGAAGAGATGTAATCAAGGTGCGTATGGCGCAAGTTTCCTCATATGGATGGATACAGGTTTTGTGTGCTAATGGTACTTTATATACGGCCGGATACAATGGCAATGGGGAGCTTGGAGATGGTCAGACAAATAATCGCTATACACTTGGCGAAGTACTTTTCTAAAGAATAGAGGATAACACTATGGCAATCACACGAGTGGCACCGATCATATGGTCAGACCTGGATCCAGCGTTAGCACCTGACTTGCATGGCGGGCTTAAGCTCGATATTAATGCAGCCGCAGTAGCCGGATCGATCGACAACATCATAAGGACAAGCCCGGGAGAGCGTGTGTTCCTTCCGCAGTTTGCGCTTGGGATGCGTAACTTTGTGTTTGAGCCTGTTAACTCGAACATTTTAAATAGATTTGCAAGCCAGATAAAGACTAACGTCGAGACGTGGGATCCACGGGTCGAGGTGGCTGGGGTAGACTTCAAGACGGATCCGGACAACAACCTCGTGTCGCTTACAGTGCGGTTTAATATAGCTGGGTACACGCAGACATTCTCGACTACATCACCGGTCACTAGATAGGAGCTAAAATGGCCACAAACACTACACCCCCAATATCATATGTGAATTATGACTTCGATAACCTCGTTACAGAGCTGCAGCAGCTCTTGTCGGCTCAGTCCGCGTGGAAGGACATGTACCGAAGCTCCACCGGTCAGACCCTTCTTGAGCTGTTTGCCGCGGTAGGAAACTTGGTTCTGTACTACGTCGAGAGGCGTGCGGAGGAGTCCTACATATCCACAGCAAAGAACTACTCTTCTGTGGTTAACCTTGCGAGGCTTTTGAACTACACCCCTACAAGGAACATATCAGCAATCGGTCCTCTTGCGTTTACCGTAGATGCGCCGGCGCCATCTTTGATAACCATACCGCAGTGGACGTCTGTGTCATCTAACGCTGGGGTCAACTTTCTGGTGCTTGATACTAACGCGAGCATACCCGCTTTAGGAACGACCGCGACTGTTAGCGGCATACAGGGGACTCTAATAACAAAATCATTTGTCTCAAACGGCGCCTCCAACCAGGCGTATAACATCGATGACACTCAGATAGAAAACTCTGTAAATATTATGCTTTTGGCCTCAGTGGCGTCTCTTGAAGTGGCGCAGGCTATTCAGCAGCAGACAGTGTCGCAAAGCAGCTACACTGTTGTAAACGACGACGGAACATACTCTGTCTACGCGCTGAGCAACCCTCAAAGGCCGCAGACGCTGTCAGTTAACGTCACAGGATCGAGCGGAACAGCCACGTGGAATCAGCAGTCATCATTTATTAACTCAACAAACACTTCTAGAGACTACGTCATTCGTCCGGAGCTTGACGGGACTCTGACAGTGGTGTTTGGAAACGGCGTTTTCGGGGCGTTCCCTCAGCTCGGTCAGACAGTTGTTGTGACATACGTTCAGTCTGTAGGTGTTGCTGGTAACGTGTTCTCGCCAAACCTCATCACAACAATCAATTCACCGATTTTCTACGCCGGAACAACGACAATGGTTCCGAACATATCAGTGACCAACACTGATACCTTTTTAGGAGGTTCGGACGCCGAGACAACAGCGGAGATCAAGGAAAACGCCCCACAGGTGTTTTCCACAGGAGATAGGGCTGTAACGAAAGCGGACTTCTCAGCCATCATACAGAACTACTCTCCTGGGTGTAACGTCGTTGTGTATGGAGAAAACGACATCAACCCACCTAACTACAACATGTACAACGAAGTGTTGATCTCGATGATCCTTTCTACAGCCACTACAACACCTACTATGTTGACTCCTCCTCCTAACATTCATGATTGGGCAATCCCTGGTACTACATTTCAGTCAAACCTTGCAGCATACCTATACAGCAAGTCGATGATGACCGTTAGATACTCGTTCGTTGATCCTACGATTGTATATGTAGTGCCACACCTAACTGTGCGTGTTGATTCGTCCGCATCTATCACTACAGTAGAGAATTTTGTTGAGTCGGCAGTTCAGGGGCAGTTTGTGCTAAATTCAACAACGTCACTTGGTCAATCTATCTATCAGTCTGACATCATAGACGCAATAGAGGACGTAGCCGGAGTAAAGCATTGCCACGTTACTTTAAAAGTGCAGAAGGACATGGCACATAACCTCTTTTCAGCGTATTCGTGGTCCACATACGCGGACCTTCTTCCCGTTCTTAAGGGGAGTGTCGAGCTGTGGGTTGGGACGCATAAGATCGCGTACGACGACGGAGCCGGCGGTTGGTCCAACGTTGGCGGAAGCGGATACGTTGTGTCTGGTCTGGTTGAATACGCCTCTGTAAACACTACATCAGCAACAAGTCTTACAGTTGGAACGGGTGCTCAGACTCTCACCGTAGCTACAGGTCTTAAGATTGCTACTGGAACAGCGATTACGATAACTCACAACAACAGCAACCTTATGGGTGGCATTGTGACATCGTATACGTCAGGATCCGGGGTGTTAGTTGTTAACGTTACGTCAATAGTTGGGGCAGGGACGTACACAAGCTGGACTGTCGTAGACAATATTGCTCTAATAGGAGCAAACATCTCTGGAGCGCTGCCACCTGGGATCGTTCCTTTCATTAAATACCAGCAAGACAATTCCGCTATAGCAATATATTCCATTGGGGATTTGATAGTTGGTCAAACGCAAATATGCCAGTGGAAAAACGACGTATACGATTACATCGGATACTAAGGAGGAGTAAATGATCAATCAATATTGGGATGTAAAACATATTCGTAATGGTGAGGTTATATGGGAAGAGAAGTACAAGCACAACTCGTTAGCCAACCAAGGTGCATCTGCTATTTTGCAGGTGTTCTACCAGAAGGCGTCCTCAGTCGTTATCGGCGGAAACACATACGCTGCTCCGACTAACTTCTATGTGCGGCTTTGCAACTATACTCCCGTAGTCTCTGACACGCTGATTACTATTCAAAACGAGCCCAGGTCTAACTTTTACGGAGCTCAGGCTGTTCCGGCGTCTACAGCGGGATTTCCTACGATAGACTCTGCTCCTGATGGCAACCCGAGGCTTACTAGTATCGTGTCAACGTTTACCGCGTCAGGCGGGAACATAGGTCCAGTAACTACTGCATACCTAGCTACGACAGGCGGTACGACGAATCTAAGCACGGGAGTGTTCACTCCGGACAACACAGGTCTTCTTATCGGGTTTCTCCCGTTGAGCATACAGAGAACCATTATAAATGGTGACTCGATGACCTATCAGTTTTACGTCGAGGAAGGTAATTCCTAAAGAGGGACAAACGTATGGGCCAGGTTTGGAGTGCAAATAATCTATATTACGATGAGAAGCTGCGCGGGATAGGCGCGGGAGTATTCTACGACTGTACCTCAATACAGAACGAGACAGTTCTTGGAAACGGCGGTATCTTAGCTAGTTCCCCTGTTATTCCCGGATCTCTCATATTGTCTAGTGCTGCCGAAACATACATAGACGATGGCAACGGAAATTTAGTTTCGTCCGTTTCAACCCACGACAACGGAACTGTTAACTATAGAACCGGTTCGTGGGTGGTCCCGGCTTGGCACGGCGTTGGCGCCAGGTTTGCTTCATATGTCGCGGCGACAACTCCGTCCACATTCGCAATACCGAGTGAAACAGTTTCAGGAACTAGCGGAAGCTTGGTGTACTCGCCCATCATTCCTGGGTCAGCAGTACTGTTCAACTCCACAGAGACATACACAGACGACGGTCTCGGGCATCTTATATCGTCAGTGTCGTCTCACGATAACGGTGTTATCAACTACACAAGTGGTGTATGGTCTGTCACCACGTGGCATGGCTCGGCCACGCGATACGTGTCTTATGTAGCGTCGGCAACTCCGTCCACAGTCAACATGCACTGGGACGCCATCCTAAACCCTACCATCATTGGGAAAGAGAAGTTCTCTGCCAAGACAAGCAAATACTTCATGGCAGAGGTGGGGACTCTTAGGGATATAAGTAAGCTTACCGGAATTGAGGAGTATTCAAAGTACGTTGATCTCATGCAGCTTATTCCGGAGAAGTTTAGAAGCTCTGCCGCACTTCAGCAGCTTGTGTATGTTCTCGGTTTAAACGTCGGTACGTGGATAGGGAGCATAAATGACCTTCAGTCCATCATAGATAAGTACAGTGTCGGGGATGATTACATTCAATACCTTGCCGATCTTGTCGGGATGAAATTCATCATCGCGTCGAACACTACTTTGGAGGACAAGAGACGGCAGCTACTGCAAGTTGTGGACTGGTACAAGATGAAGGGGACTTACCAGGCGCTTAAGGTTGTAGGGTACTCTGTAGGGCTCAATCTCGATTTCTATGATATGTACACGAAGGACTATATAAACTTTACGAGGACTCCATGGTACGCCGGTACTAGGGGAACAAACCCAACCGGGCTGTCGCTTGACTACTACAAATCCCCGCATATCGGTATTGAGCTGAGCCTAGATACGATCCAGGGTACTGCTCCTAACTACCACTTGTTTGAAGGGTCTTCAACTTTCACGACACTGTCTCAGTATGTTGAGCTTGTGAGACCTATAAATGTTGTTCCGGAGTACTCCGTTCTGCTGAACCCAGTGACAACAAGGTCTGCTGGCGTGTGTGGAGACCAGTGCACTGTCTCTCTAGGGAACTTGGCGACTAACCCATCTTTTGAATCATTTACGGCGTGGTCGAGCCCACAAGCGGGTCCATGCACTCTTCTTCTGCACATGGACGGAGTGGACAACGGAACGAGCTTTCCTGACGCGTCTCCTAGGAACAACACTGTTTCTAACCCAGGAAACAACACCCTGACTAAGACAGCGACTAAGAAATTTGGGACATCGTCGGCGTATTTTAATGGTACTAATTCATCTCTTACTGTTCCTAGCGATCAGCAGCTCGTAAATGGAAGTTTTGAGACATGGACCGGTTTGACTGATCTGTTAACCAATGACTCATTTGAGACATGGACAGGGCTCGCTGACCTTACTACAAATGGCACCATGGAAACGTGGACTGGCTTGACGGATTTATTGACTGATGGTGAACTTGATGTATGGACTAGTCCAACTGTTTTAACTAATTGGACGGTATTTCATGACGCAGGCATAGATCCCACTCTCAATCGAGAAGCTACTACAATTAAAAGTGGAACATATTCTGCAAAATTGTCTTATGCTTCTGGAGCCAATCAGGGCGGTATATTTCAGTCTACTGGTACTACTGCTGATAGAAATAAATACATGGTGGTAGGTGCTTGGGTAAAGTGTTCTGTCATAGGCGCTGCTCGTGTTGCATTTGTACACAATGGAACTGGCTCTGCTTTTAGTTCTACTGCCAACTTGACTACTGACTGGGAATATCTCAGTGTAGTTGGATTGGTACCTAATGACGCCATAACGAGACAGCCAAGACTGTATTTTGCTAATACTGGTGCTATTACTTGCTACTTCGATAAAGCAATCTGTTATGTACAGCTTGCGCCTACTGGTTGGGCGTGCGTTGGGCAAGCAGTAACCCCATGCTATTACTGGAGAGAAGAGGGTATTGTAAAGCAAGGTACCTACTCTGTCGGTGTAGCCGGATTCGGTGGAAACCAGGCAGACTTCTATTACAACATTGCAAGTCCGGCTACCTATAACGGGAACACTATAGTGTTCTCTATGTGGGTGTGGGCATCTGCTGCAAACCATATTAGACTTCAGATCTACTCAAATGGAAGCGGCAGCGGAGTGCAAAATACGTTTAGCTCATTCCATCCGGGCGACAGCGCGTGGCACTTCCTAACAGTAACTCAGGTTCTCGGAACAGGGCTGACAACGCTTCAGTTCTATGGAACTGTGGATAGCGGGTACACCGGATATTTCGACAAAGCAGTCGGGTACGTTATGCATTCTCCTGACGCCGGAGGTCATGAGTGGGTTCTTTCAGGAACAGCCCCTATTGTTACGCGTGAAGAGGAGACTATTAAGGTTGGGACGTACTCCGCAAAGCTAGTTTCTACCGGCGGAGGATCCATCTTGTCCCAGGGTGTTCCTTACCCGACAGCCTACCGCGGCCAGATACTAACGTTCGGGTGCTGGGTTTACAAGATAGGTACTACCGGGAGCACTCAGGTATATCTTCAGGACGACCAGGGACTTAACGTCGCGAGCTCAAATCACCCTGGAACTGGGTGGGCCTACCTTACTGCAACTGGCACAATAAATGTTGGTGCTGGGACTATTTTAATGCTCTGCTACACGGACTCAGGATCCACTGCTTACTTTGACAAGGCAATTGGGTATGTCCAACTTGCCTCCACAGGCTGGACTCTCACAGGAACAGGAGCCACGGTTGCAAGGGAAGAAGGAACGGTCAAGGTCGGCACTTACTCTGCGAAGCTGACGAGGAATGGGACGGATGTTCAGTTATTTGAAGATATTTCTCCAACTCTTGGTGTTTCTTATTGGAGAGGTAGAACTGTAACTTTCGGATGTTGGGTTTGGGCTTCTGTAGCAAATAGAGCGAGGATTACTATAGGAAACGGGCTTGGGACTCAAAATGCACTGTCTTCTTTCCACTCTGGTGGGTCTTCTTGGGAGTATCTTTCTGTGACGACGATTATGACAAACGATTCTGTCGCAGTAAAACCGACTTGTTATATCGTTACTGGAGACACCGCCTACTTCGACGGAGCGTTCGTCACAGACGATGCCGTCGCAAACTTCAACTTCGGGAGCAATGGAACCATAGACGCTTGGGTTAATTTCTCTGACCTTCCGACAGATGGAACTGCGAGGACTATTTGTGGGCAATGTGAGACATCAAATCATTATTGGGATTTCTCTCTATGGAATTTCACAGGAAACTATTATCTTTTGCTGAGAAGCGTTCAGTCGGGGACAAATTTGAATGTTTCGTCAGCGATAATAACAGCACCCACCCTGAACACTCAATATCACATTGAACTTGATTTGAGTGCTGGATACGCAACTATCAGGCTAAACGGTGTCGCTGTCAGCGCAGCAACGGCCTTCTCATTTCAGAAATTCGACTCTTTATTTTACATTGGGTGCAACGCAGGGGGACAATTTCTAAAAGGATATGTAGATGAGTTTAATACACGCAAGGGTGTGTCTAGGCATACTTCTGATTTTACTCCAATGACGATGGCTTACGGAAATCAACCAACTGGGTGGACGCTTTCAGGCACTGGTGGTGAAGTAGACATAACTTCTTCTCCTATATACGTTGGATCTTACGCAGCAATGCTTACTAGGTACGGATCTGCGTACGCCGTTCTATACCAGGACTTCACGAATGCCGGAGGGCACAACTTAGCTTACTGGATAGGTAGAAATGCTACCTTCGGGTGCTGGGTATGGGCATCAACAGCAAACAGAGCGAGACTTGAGCTCTATGATGGAGTAACGGCCACGTACTCGTCATACCACCCCGGTGACTTCGCGTGGCACTTCTTAACAGTAACCACTCAAATCTCGCAGACGGCGTCTAACATAGCTTGTTTTGCAAGAGTAGACACGGGGGATGCTGTTGCCTATTTTGATAAAGCGTCAGTTGTTGAGGGCGTTACTGCTGCAACAACGATTGCAATACCTAGCCAGTCCGCATGCCCTACAAATGTCACATTCGCAGCTCCTCCAGGTCTTACGTTCATTTACGGCCAGAACATGTCGATCATTTATGACAGCACACACAAAATGATGGGAGTTGTTTCGTCCTACAACACTATCACAGGTCAACTTGTGGTTACCGTGACATACGTTGTTGGGTCCGGGACGTACGATGCATGGCAGATCATAGAAAATATACGCACAACTACCATAGGACCGTGGGTAACGACAAACGTGACATATGACAGCTCGTACTCGACAGGAACTGTAAGCATAGACCACAACAGCACGGCCCTTGTTGGGTATGGAACCGGGTGGTCTACGAACCTATCTACTGGAGCCCAGATAGGATTCGGAAGCACAAGCCCGGCAGCTATAACAACGTGGTACGACATAGGGTCAGTTAACACAGATACGTCAATAACTCTATCGTCTGGTCTTGTGCAAGATGAAGCTACAACCGGACTGTCTGGAACACTTGCGCACTACCCGATCATAGGAGGAACGCTAGTTCTTTCAAACGGGACTGAGACGTTCGTCGACAACGGAAGCAATGTTCTCGTGTCAGAGATGTCGATCGGCCATACCGGAACCATTAACTACACGTCTGGAGCCTGGACAGTTACAGGCTGGTCTGGTGGAACATCCAAAAAGTCGACATATCGAGTTCCGGCTTACGTAGGAACAACAATATCGGCCGGATCACCGAGTGTCTACGTCAGCGCTCCTTACTACGACGCATCAAAGTCTACTTCTTACGATCTGACATACGACATGTCATTAACGTCGTTTTACACAAACATAAACGTTTGGCAGCTTGGTACCGGGAATGTTGACGTAATTCCTACAACGAGCATGACTCATCTAGAGAGCCCTGTTCTAACAAATACGGCTGGGTGGGGGTCTAGCTACACGGTAGTGTCCTCCCCGATCACGGTAAACATTCAAAATACATACGTTGAGTTTAGTTTCCAGCTACCACCCACAGTGGCACAAAGCTCATTAACAGAGCTTGGTCTTTTCACGAGCACTGGAGATCTGCGAGTTATGTGCACATTTCCGGCAGTTACACTTACCCCAGGGCTTTTCTTACGCGTAGTCGTAAGGGTAAATTATCAATAATAAGGAGGAACCAACATGGCAGGCACATTAGTTACACAGCTTACATCAAGCAACTCTGCTATACACACGAACTACTTTGACGCTCTTATCAATCAGAACACAAATTTCATGGCCCTTGATCTAAGGAAGACCGGTATTTATTCCGGAGGGTACCTCACAAGAACGAGTGACAGTAATTTCTCGCTGTCACCACTTACTTGCGAAATCCAGGACTCCAGTGGGTCTGGCAACCAGATAAGGCTCGTTCTTAGCTCAACTATCTCTTCGATCCCAGTTACAAACACAACTCCTCCGACACTCGTTGTGCTCAGGTGGACGTATACGACAAGTTCTTCCGCGAACTACCCGAGCATTTACACCGTTCCTCAGGGTTCACAGAATGCCACAGATCTTATTATAGGCACTGCGATGTATACAGGATCAACCCTGAGTGCCGACTATGGAGTTCAGTACCCGCTCTACATGAGGTCAGATCCGTCGAATATTTTGGATTTGGGGCTGAAGGTGGAGAACGTTTCAGCGATGCCTTACGCACTAACAAGCGGCATCCTAGTGCGTTACGGAAGAGTTAGCTATGGAGCCAACACAGTCTCCATTCCTACGCAGGTGCTTCAGTTTAGCACCTCACTAACTTCTGGGTATTACCAGAGCGTTCCTATCCAGATAAACTCCAGCGGAGCACTCACGGCTCTTACAACTGGAACACAGTCTGTTAGTTCATCCCCGACACCTCCGGCGTATGGAGGCCTCATTACTATCGCTGAAGTAACGGTTAATAATACAGGTGGGTCGTACTATGTGACCGCAATAAAGGACGTTCGTTGCTTTTCAAATGCCGGCGTTACTCTTAACGGTTTAATGCCGACTCAGACAGGATACTCTGGATACTTTCTTGAGACGAATGGAACAAACCCGTATTGGGCAGCTATAACAATAAACGGGCTTCTTCCATCTCAGACAGGAAACAACGGATACTTTCTTGCTACTACAGGGGCAAGCCCGTATTGGACCCCTGTAACTATTGATGGGATACTCCCGTCTCAGGCGACTAATATCGGTAAATACTTAGTCACAAATGGCACTAACGCATACTGGGGCTACTCCAACGCCTACTATGCAGCATAACAGGAGGACACAATGACAACAAGTTGGACGGACGTAGGAGCAAGCAGCCCTTCAGCCAGAGTAGATGGAACAGTGTCCGTCAGGGCGATACATATAAACGAGCTAAAGACGGCTATCGATGCTGAGCGGGCTAGGAGAAGTGCGCCGGTGTACTCGTGGACAGATTTTCCAGTGGTAGCAAACTCAACACTCATCCGTGAGACTCACATAACACAGCTGAGGAACGCGGTTCCTGTCGGATACAACTGCTCAACGGATTACGCTGGTAATCCTCCGTGGTATACAGCGGATGACCCAGCAATTTCGGCAAATTCCACCAGGGTTAGGTTCGTGCATATAAACGATCTGCGTGCATATGTGAACACTGAGGAGGCTACCTGCCTTTGCTACTGTAACTTTAACTGCGGAAATAACGGACAGTGCAATGACAACTGAGGATAAAACTATGGAGAAAGAAAAACTGTACCACGTTCTTACGGTAATCAATGGCATTGTCGAGTGGGAAGTCGGAGATGTTTCCCAGAGAGCTGTTGATACTGTGACAAAAACATTCCCGTACAGGCGCGACGAGGACATGGGAAATCCTGTGGCCAGGGTTAAGAGGCAGTGTGAGCACATAATGAAACGCGGGTACACCGGAACGCTCAAGTGCCTTAAATCAGACCCTGTGTCGCTTGCACCTCGCACTACATCCGCTGAGATGGTCATTGTAGACACTTCCAAGGACGACTGCGGAAGGTGTTTGTTTTACATGTTTAAAGCGTATAAGGACGGAAAGTTTCTTCCAAATCCTAACATGACCGAGCAAGAGCGCATTACCAGGGCTCAGGAATACTACGCCGAGCAGTCGCTACCGCTTGGTCGCGGTAGATGGGACTATAGGCATTTTCCGTACAGCGTTGTTAAAGACTACATGACTGAAGATGAGTTCAACATAATGTTCTCTAAGTTACACGCTTTTGAGGACTTTTCTCCAGAAGAGCATCAGAGGTACCTAAATCTGTTCATGTCGATGCCGGAAGAGCTGTCTGTTCGTATGAGATTTAAGTTTGCCTCTGAGCATAGCAGCAGAGTGGCGTCCGCCGGCTCCGGGTATGTCTCTAGCTCTGTCCTGAAGAAGGATCCAAATGCGTATTACCCAAGCGATTACCCAGCTCCGACTCTTGAGGGCATGAGGAGCAGAAGCAACGACTATTTCTTCTGGATCGATACTCTCAGGGGAACTAAATACGAGAATTATGCTCTGTCCTGCAAAGCTGAAATGCTCTGCCAGATCTGCAAGGAAGACGACGCTACAGATCTTTACAAGAACGTGCTTGAGAAGTCCACGCTTACAGCGGAAGAGCGCACCAATATTCAAGATAAGGTTAAGTACCTCGGGTACGGAAGAAGGCTGCACGACAAGATGGCCGAGCAAAAGACCAACCATCAGTATGATATAGTGTTAAAGCTCTTTAACGAGTGGAAAGAGATGCCCGAATGTTCCGTTAAACGGCATCTGAACTATCGCGTGATACAGATATGGAAAGACGCAATGCAAAAACTAGGAAAAATGTAAAGGAGCTACATGACTGATTCTGAACAGTATCCAATAACTTGGCTTGACTTGCTTGTTACAGAGACGTGCAACTTCAACTGTATTTACTGCTTTCACAAGCAAGTTCCTAAGCACATGTCTGTTGAGACGCTTGATAACACACTCGCGTTCCTTAAGCCGCTTATTTCAGAGAAGTGTCTGTTCAACTTCTTCGGAGGCGAACCGCTTCTCCGCGTAGACTTTGTTAGGGATGCAGCTAAGAAAATACGTGCACTGTACCCAAAATGCCGGTTCCACATCTCCACGAATATGTCCGTATGCTCTGAGGAGGTCATAGAGTTTGCTAAGGAGTACCTCGGCCACTGCGCTCTTCAGATCAGTTATGATGGCGTGGACCAGGAAAAGCACCGCGGTCACTCAGACCTTGTTAGAAGCAACATAAAGAAGTGTATCGAGAGGCTTGGTACCGAGAGTGTTACTGCGAGATTGACTTATACCAGGGAGTCCATAGGTAATCTGTATGACAGCATGGTTGACATATATGAGCTTGGTTTCCGTATGGCAATGCACAGTGCTGAGTACATGCTTGGGTGGACTAAGGAGCATTTTGACGCTTACGAGGCTCAGCTGAGCAAGATATACGAGTTTGTTGCAGCGCACCCGGAGTTTAAAGTTAAGTTTGCAGACTGCAACCTGGCTGTTAAGAAAAGCAGCATATCCAAGTGCGGGATGGGCCAGGCTCTTCTGTCTATATCCTCTGATGGAAAGATCTTCCCATGCCACAGAGCGGTAGCCCATCCAGAGCTTAGCATTGGGGACGTTAACGCTGGTAAGCTCAATAGAGGTGGGTTTATCGAGATGAACTGTGACAAGTGCACATCTTGTGAGGCAAGGAACGCCTGCCATAACTGTATGATCTCAAGCTATTGCTACTCTAAGTCTCTCCGCGAGCCACTTGAATGTGTGTGCGAGCTGAACAAAATTGAGTTCAGGAAGGCGTCAGAAGAGTATAAAAAGATACACGGGGATGATGTGCTGGCAGACCGGGCTCTTACGAGTGCATATCAAGTTCTTAGCGATGTTTATGAGTCGAACGTTGAACTTACCACATTACTGAAAGGGATAACAGATGCTCGATAA